CAGCCCGTATCATAACACCACCATTGCTACATACCCGATATAACATAACTGATGTGCCATCTGATCAAGACCTAGATGTGCCCAAAATTTAGGATTCTGGATATCTTGATTACCAAAATTACGTTTAGCCCAATCGATGTGGTAATGTAAATACCCATCAAATAATACCATGATTGGAGCTAGATATGGATCAATGAATAGAAAAATAACCCCGGTTCCAATACCATGTTTTGCGCTATGCAGTATACCGGTTAATTCCCCATAATGGCCTTTACTGACAACTTCTGCATCGGTTTGATTAACAAAATCTATGTACCAATGTTTTAATTGCAGTGCAATTAAAATTATGAACTCCATTATATTATACTCCTTTACTGGTGTCAAGTTCTTCCTCAGCTTGACATATTTTCTTGATCATTTCATATTGACCTTTAGCACTACCCAATGATGGATATTTTTCGATTAAAATTTGTTCTTCTTTTTCTTCAATCATTTTTTTATATGCCCAATCTATCGCCTGTTCAGCTTGTGTTGTTAACCCAACTATCCCATTCTCATATTCTACTGGTGTCCAACTATAACCAGCATATGCTTCTAACCTACCATTTTGTATTCGTAATGAACCGGATGTTATTGAAGAACTGCCATTTGAATAAGCCAATATATGTGCGCTATTACTTTGTATCCCATTAATCATTTTCTATTTTCCCTTTAAATCAAATTTTAATAATACGAACGTCTTGTCCATATCATTCTGAAAATCTATATATCTCAAGTCTCGCAACTCCCACCTACCATGGTTTAATCCAGGTGGCCCAAACGATTTACATAACCATATAAAAACAGTAGTTGGTTCGCGAAAAATTTCTAAATCAATGGTCATAGCCATTTTAGTTTAAACCATGTTGCTTGTTCTGGTGTCATGAATTCCAAGTGGCGTTTACCTTTAACTTGTTTAACTATTGCGCCTTGTGAAAATAACCAATCTTCGAAGCACCTAGCAGGACCATAATTACGAGATTGAGTATCGTAACTCATTCTAAGCCCATAGCCACTGACATGTTGGCCTTGTAAAGTTAATAGCCAATTAGCCCATAATTTCTGTAAATCAGCATTTGATAATGTTTGTTTCATATCCATCTCATTTTAAACCAAATATACAATTCAGGTTGCAAATAATATACAGTATACGCATATGGTTCATCCATACCCCTCCAAAGATCAGTAGGCTGTTGTCTAATCCATTCGTGTATTTCAGCAACATCGCGAATACAAAATCCTGGATCATCAAAACAATGGATTAACCCAAGATGACAAAATAACTCATATGTACCATTTATAGGTAAACTCATGACCACCTCAATACAAACAAGGTTCGTTGATATTCTTCTTCAAAACTAAAATGATCTTCAGCTGGATCATAAGCTTTAGCTAGCCAATAATCCCATTTTACTGTCTTCTCACCAAATTGCTGTTCACACCATTTGCACATAATGTCAGCGATTGCATCATAATCATCTGGTCGTATACCGGGTGGCAACTCAGATGCATGTTTTCTTAGGTCATCTAAATTGTCGAGTACAACAGTGTATCGTAGTTTTATATCTTCAAATCTCATATGTTTAATAAAAACCAAGTTAGATGATGTTCATGCTCAAATGTGATGGTCCCAAAACCTTTTAATTGATCATAATTTCCATGATAGGTATCTTTGATGTATTGTTTCATTTCTCGTGATGAACGGATTGCCTGAATACTAGAATCGGACTCATCATAATAGAATACTAATTTGTTCCATTGATTGTGAGTTATATTAATCGATACCATGATTATCTACTGAACTTTAATGCAAACCAAGTAAACTCAATTTCATCCATCTCCCAATGACTATCAGCAGCCTTCCCCAGATTTGGAATAAACTCACAACTAGGAAACCCTAACTTACGAATAATTCTATCGTATCCTCGTATATCTTGAAGATTGTGTTCTTCGATTGCTTCCTTAATCGCATTTTCATACGGATCTAATTTATAGATCTTGACTTTCATGACCACCTCAGCGTAAACCAACTATATGCATCTTCTCTTAAATCGTATACCGACAGATCTACCCATCCACCTAATGGTGTATTGGCAGCATACCGCCAACTACCGATTGGCAATTCCTCTATCATCCAATCCACTGCTGGTGGATGCTGTATTTTTATAGTATACCATGCTTCATTAACATCGTCAACCTTTCTGATAAAAGAATACGGTTTTATTCCTGGTATGCCAACTGGAATATACGGTGCATAAAACATTCCAGAATCCATAACTACCTCCTGACATAAATTGGTTATCATGACCCCCACCTTAATAAAAACCAATTTCGATCTTCTTCGTTTTTGAAATAATAAACAAACCATCCATCAGTAAACCATCTATCTTTGTCTTCAGAGAGATCAAATGTTTTTAAACACCAGCTATCTACTTCTCGTTGTGATATGTTTGGCACTCTAACTGAATAATAATTAATCAGTTTACCTTCTGTTTCAAATTTAAGAATACTTGTTAATATCATGAACTCCACCTTAATAAAAACCAATTGCGATCTTCTTCAGTTCTGAAGAGATAAGTCATCGAACCACGCACATACCATCTGCTATCATCGTTATCTTTACTATACGTGTCAATACACCATTGATAAATATCATCAGTTGATAAATCGTGCTTATCAAAATATCCATATGGGATTTTAATGGCATAGTAATCAATTTCTTTGCCATTAACTGCTACTTGTTCAATATGAGTGGTTAAAATTGTGTCAAAGATAGAACCCATATTATAAACCATACCAGATGGGCCTCCTGTTAGTTGACTTGCTATCATTTGTGGCATAACTTTCCTAATCATTGGCATTATTACTGATGAAAATGAAGTGACAACGGGTTCTGGTTTATCACCACTAATCCACTTTTCTGCATTTTCTTTTTATTGTGTTTAATAGATCTTCCCGATCCTTGTTACGGTCTTCCTTGTCCATTGTTGTCCTTTTATTCAGTCATCCATCGTAATATAAATATGGTTTGATCTTCTTCTCGTGGTAAAGTTAAGATATTACCAGTTAAGATATATCTCATATTTTTCTGTTCCATCCATTCTACAAGGCTATGTTGTTCTTGCTTAGATACCGAACGCTCACCTTTGTTTTCACTTAGAATAAAGCTATTCTTTTCAAATGGCATTTTCTTTATTCTCATATCATCCCCATCTCATTAAAAACCACGTCCTAAGTTCCTCATTACCAAATCCATATGTAGAACCAGTATACTCCCATTTCTCAAATGCCCATACCTGGTCTTTTCTATTGAGTACTAGCCTTCTACCGGTCGATAGCGTTAAATAATCATGCCCAAACTGTGATCTTAACCATGCTGACGCTTCTACATTATCACTTTTTATTGTTGCTTTAAATGGATATTTCTTCTTCCATCCTAATTTTTGACTCATGCATACCTCATTAAGAACCAAGTTTTATGTGATTCATTGATAAATTGAATTGTAGTTGTTTGATTTCTAAAACCCACAGTCATGATGTTATTATCTAAACTTTTAATGAAATCAGCCCAATTTCTAGGGTCATTATCATTTTCCCACATATCTAAAAATTTGTTATCAAGAAATGAATCTTGAGTTATTATGAGAGTTCTCATGACCACCTCAATACAAAATGTGTATATTCGATATCATCCATATACCAATCTGCATCCGCGAACCGGGATGATTTATACCCGGCAGCTATAAGTATAGTGGTCATATGAGTAAAAGGCGGATAATTTTTTTCAGCATAACTCACAAATTTAGGAAAATCAGTCACGTCAAATAACATATTAACCCCATCTCATTAAAAACCAACTCGCGTGTTCCTCACTAGTGAAGAAAAATACCACATACTTCCTATAGGTATCATAGTCATCATTTTCTACTTCTTCGGAGTTTACTCCACTTCGCCAACACCATTTTCTAGTAGCATTGTCATAGCCTTTACCATAAGTATCACGACACCATTGCTTCATTTCTTTATAAGTTGTCAATAATTCGTAATATTTTGGAGTAAAGAGTTCGAATTCTGATATGTGATATTTTTTCAACTTGACTTTAATCATGACCACCTCAACACAAACCAGTTTTTATCTTCTTCAGATTGAATTAAAATACGCGGAGAACGGCGTTCTGCACTCGCTAACCAACACCATCTGGTATTAATATCTCGATGACCAAAAAGTGAGCGGTATTCATCATATTCACAACTTGGACCAAATGTTTCCCAGCACCATTGTCTCATTAATCGATGTGTATCAGTCAAATCAACATGATTCCAGTTTTGCTGCCATTTTGGAACAGCCATATAATTAAAGTGTTGATAACCGGTATGCCGCCTGTCTAGTTTTGTAATTGTTGTTTTCATATTAAAATAAGTGTGATAGAATGAGTGCATTATACAAGGTAGCTGAAGGTATGTCAAGAGAAATAAATCTTGACAGATTCGATGTAAAACGATATAATTGGTCTTTCTCAACAATAGTTCAAGGAATTTTATGGCACAATTAGTTACAGGACTAGTTAAAGGCGTTAATAATTATAAATTTAGTATAGATCCAGTTAACGCACGGGTTTTCATCTACATTTTTAGTGAAAACCCGGATGTAGATGGTAAAGTAGGTGAAACTTATGTACCAGCAGGCGAAGATCCATTAGAGGGTGTATCTGATCGTATTAAAGAACAATTGACCACTAGTCATCATAAATGGAAAAATGGTACAGCTGGTTGCTTTGGTATATGGGATGTAACTGATTTAGCCATTAAGTCTGGTAAATTTAGAGAATCTCATATCTACATTGATGATTACATCAGACCGCATATTGGACATATTAAACCAAACTCTCGGGAATGGCATGATCTTCCAGTCGATGAAATTAAATATAGAGTAGATAAGTTTCTTTACGAGGCTGGTCAACCATTGCCAACCGCATCATTGAATATCTTGCAAGCAGAAAAAGCCGAGTTGTTCCTTGGTAAAATCATACAAGGTAAACAAGTATTGTTGGCGGAATTCTGTGCGAGATTTGGAAAAACAATTTGGTCAGCATCTATCGTTAAGGAAGCTGGTATTCCACTAACTATATATTCCAGCTACGTTCTTACGGCTGGTACTAGTATCAGAAATGAACTAGCGGGTTATGAACAATTTAAAGATATTGTGTTCGTGGAAACATCAGTTAGGAATTATCAATCGTTAATTGATGATGCATTAAGTAATGGTAAGCAAGTGGTTGCATTTCTTTCATTGTGCCCAGGTTCATTAAGACAAGATCGTATTGACTATCTGTATGGGTTAGATGTCGATAGATTGGCATTTATTGATGAAGCTGATTTCGGGGCGCATCGGTCTGGACAAGCAATGGCTATGATTGATGCACAACAGCCAGATGATGTTGTAATTCTTATGACTGGCACCAATCCTGATCGAGCGGCAAGTGCGTGGAAAATTGATTTTGTTGATACAGTTGTGTACCCAGAATTACTTATTGAAAAACGTACAGTTCGTCCCTCATATGATACAACATTAAAGTATTTTACAGTTGATCCAGAAAGAACAAAATCAGTAGTAGATGCAGAATTCTATCAATTAGATTTAGCTGGACCAGTTGAAGATACTAAAATCAATGAACCAGACGTATTTGATGATGGTGGTGTATTTTTACCATCTTGGGGTAAAACTGTAGCTAAACCAGTTAAGGCTAAACGGTTCTTGGTTAAAACATTAAGAAGTTTATTTATGGATGGTGATTATGATAATTTAAATGTTGACTTAATCACTGAACGTACAGCAGATGAAGGTAAGCGAGTAGCAATGATGTTTTTCCCGAACAATACGTCCAATAAAAACTTGAAAGAATTAGCCCGAATTGCTGAAGATACATTACCAGGCTATAGAATCACAATGGTATATGGCGGGGATGGTATGAAAGGTGCCGATGCCGAGGCATTTGTTAAAGAAGAAATAGAAAAGGCAGTAATGAGTAATAAACACTCATTAATATTAGCTGTTCAGATGGCTCAACGTAGTTTTTCAATTCCACAAATTTCAGAATTGTACTTGGCATATGATAACGGTGATGCTGGAACTACTACACAGCGCATCAGTCGTGCATTGACAGCTGGTATGAATAAAACATTAGCTAGAATTATTTCATTAAGTTTTGATCCAAATCGCGATGATAAATTTGATGCGATGATATTAGAAACAGCCAAAAGCCAAGCTAAAAATAATGGGTGTGGATTGAAAAATGCATTGCGTAATGTATTGAAAACGATTGATATCTATAAATCATCAGAGGATGGTGACCGTATCAAGATTGAAATTGATGAATACTTAGAACAATTTATCAGCTTCAATCGTAGAAGTAGAATCATTGGAAAAACTGCAAATTTAGATATCTTAAATGAAGATCAACTTGCAGCAATTGCGATACGTGACTTAGAAGCATTAAAAATTGCTAAAACTGCTTCAGTATCAAAAGGTAAAACAGCTATGCCTGTAATTAAACCGGTCAAGGGCAACTCAAATAAACCAGATGATAGCACTGACCCAAAAGACATTATCTCCAAGGTAAGAGAAGTGATCGCATGTGTTGCTGAAAACATCGATTTCATGGTAGATGGGTGTGATAGTACCGGTGATATCAATAATATTGATGATGCATTGGACTTTTATAGAAACAATGAAGTAGTAAGGAATGAATTTAAACTCGAATACAATATAGAGTTTGAGTTAATTGATGAACTATTTACATTAGGTGTAATTAATAAAGATTTATTAGACCTAAAAGTTTAGGATGAAATAACCCGTATTTCTATCAAGTCAGGACGACTTGATAGAAAACATGCCTGAAATCAGGATAGATTCAGGAAAATTTTATCAAGCCATGGTTGGCTGATAGAAATACGATAATACCAATACCATGATTATAAGGATATATAAATGGTACGCAATAAAACACAATATGAAGCTCTTGTTATGGAAATTTTAAAAGGCTTTAATGGACATCATATTCATGGAAATTTTTTAGACCCAGTTGCCGGAACTGGGCAATTTGTAAGTGTAGTTGAAGAGCAAAAAAGAGCAGCGGGATTGTCAGATGATGAAATTCGTGCTACTACATTTGGGTTCTTTGAAACTTCAATGGCAATGAATAATGCTAAAAAGACACACAAATTAGTCGGAACATATGAAGTCCTGGATTCGACTGATTTTATAGCGATGTTCTCAGGTAAAAATATAAGCTCACTAACCTATTACAGTATTGAGTTTAGACAAAGACTTCAAAATATCAAGGATGATATAATTATGAAATTTGACGCAATAGCGGGTAACCCACCATTTCAAGAAATAACTAAGGATGGTAAAAGAAAGGATAAAGCAAGTAATCTATGGTCTAAGTTCTGGTCAGTAGCAATCAAGGATCTATCAAAAGATGACGGTGTGATTGGATTGATTACTCCCACTACATGGATTAGTCCTAGTAGAGATTTAGTAGGGATTTATCGTATTGGGCCTAATAAAGAAAACAAGTTATGGAATGTGTTTAATCAATATTCGTCATATGCTAATATTGATTCGGTAAAACAATACTTTCCAACTGTTGGTTCTTCTTTTGGGTACGTAATAGTTGATAAATCTAAAAACGACGGATTGGTGTTTTCTAATAACATTGATACTTCATTGGGGTTTTTACACAATAAGGTAAACACTGATGAGTTCAGTCATGAAATTGATTTCACTAATAATTTAGGTGCATTCATTGTTGATCAACGTAATACACCTAAATTAAGAGTATGTATACCAATGACTAGAAAAATAACGGTTGAAAGTATTCAAATTCTTGATGGTGACACTAAACCTACTGGGGGACATGAAAATGCGGGGTTATTTCTATATATATACCCATCTACAATAGAGGGTGCGAATGCAATTAGGGAAAGACTTATTAGCATTAAATCACTGTTAAATACCGCATGTAGATTTAGTGGATGGTTAAATATTCAAATGGTTAAAAATATTTCATATAATGATATTAAATAAATTAATAGAAGAGTACCATTCCCGTGAACATATGTCAGGAGTGGATAGGGATGACGAACGAACCAAACAAACTGGTGAAATCTTTACACCATCGGACTTGGTAGAAGAAATCTTAAACAAATTCCCAGTAGAACTGTTTACAGATGATACTAAAACATTTATCGATCCAACCTGTGGTGATGGGCAATTTTTGGTTGCTGCCTTAATTCTTAAAATGAAAAATGGTATAAGTCATGATATCGCACTGTCTACAATTTTTGGTGTTGATATAATGCTAGATAATTGTATTGAATGTATTAAACGATTATATCTTGTATCAAAAGACGATATAAAAATACTAATGGATGATGATATACCTGCCGATTGGAAACATGAAGCTGTAACAGCTATATTCGAAGTAAATAGTACTATAACAAATATAGTTTGTGCAAATGGTGTAAAATACAATTATAAATTCTATGAACAAGTTATTGATCCAGATCCAATTCCTGAGACAAAACCTAAAAAAGAACCAAAACCTAAAAAAGAACCAAAACCTAAAAAAGAACCAAAACCTAAAAAAGAACCAAAACCTAAAAAAGAACCAAAACCTAAAAAAGAACCAAAACCTAAAAAATCAGAACCATTGGACACACCATTATTTGATTTTAATGATAAAACTACATAGGTATTTATGAGAATATTAGTAACCGGTTCAACAGGTTTCATTGGTCGTAATATGTTAGACTGGTTAAATCAAGAAGAATTCTGGGAAATTGATACATGGACGTGGGACCCAAACAATTTCCCAGATGTTAAAAATTATAAATGGGTGATACATTTAGGCGCAGTCACTGATACAAGTGACACCGATGTTGATACAATAATATATAAAAACTATGAATTTAGTCAATGGTTGTTTAATGAATGTAACTTGAATAAAGTACATATGCAATATGCAAGTACGTGTGCAGTATATGGCAACTCTAATGATTTTTCAGAGTTTGCTCCATGTCATCCACATACTGCATATGCTTGGTCAAAATACCTATTTGATAGATGGGTGTTTCAACAACAACAAAATATTTATGTCCAAGGATTCAGATATTTTAATGTATACGGGCGATATATGCATACAAAGGGGGCACATACTGATATTATTTGTAGATGGAGAGAACAAGCTAAAACAGAGGGTAAAATAACCGTCTGGGGCAATGCACATCGTATTAAACGTGATTGGGTATGGGTAGGTGATGTATGTAAATTACATATTGATTTTATTAAACAAGTGAATGGGTCTGGTATTTGGAATGTTGGGACTGGATTATCACACTCATATTTGGACATTGCCGAAGAAATCGCATTCCAAGAAGATGTCCCATTAGAACTAGTTGAACCTAAAAATACAGAACAGTATAATACGAAGGCCGATTTAACTTTGTTGAAATCTACGATTGGTAGAAGAAAATGGGCATCGGTATATGATTGGATTGATCGAGGAATATAATAAATACATGATATTAAGGATTTAATCATGCGTATAAGTGAAATTTTATCAGAAGAAAAAATTGGTGTAGAACCAAAAAGAAAAGTAAGAGAGGGTAGCCGCGATCCACGTGGACACAAACCAGTAGCACCTTACAAGGTTGATGAAGAAATTGAATTAGACGAAGCAGGAAAAGCATCCAGAAAATTGTGTTTATCTAAAAAAACCGATAAAGAACTAGGTGCTAGCCAGCTTTCATCTTGTAAAGCACAAGGATTGAGAAAACGCGATACCAATCGTAAATTCAAAACCGGTGGCGAATCAAAACCAAAAAGTATTAAAGGTAAATTAGTCAAAGCTAGTGATTATGGTGGGCCATTACCAAAGTGGAAAGGTAACTAATGAGATTTTATGAATTTAAAATTTTAAAAGAAGCAGAAGGATTTACATTATCGCTTCCAACAAGAATGATCTCCCCTGATGTTGCTGATTTACAAAAAGTATTAGTAGCATTCGGTTATGATGTTGGACCACCAGGGGTTGATGGGATTTTAGGGAAATATACTAAATCTGCTGTTGCTAAAGCACAAGGTGCTTTAGGATTACCAACTACCGGAAAACCAGATGAACAACTCATTACTGGGTTAAATTCTGCATTGGCAGAGAATCCAGAAATTGCGGGTAGATTAACTAAGAGTACTGAAGCTGATATTAAAGATAGTGGGCAATCAGTTGATGTTGATGTTAGTATTATTCAAGATCCAGATTTCAATAGGAAACTTGAAAAAGTCTCGTCTGAGTTAGGGGTAAAATCTAATGATTTAATTGCAATTATGAAGCAAGAATCAGGTGTAAATCCACAAGCAGTTAATAAATCATCCGGTGCAACTGGGCTTATTCAATTTATGCCAAGTACTGCTAGAAGATTGGGCACATCAGTTGAAGATTTGCATAGAATGACCGCAGTTGAACAACTTGATTATGTTTACAAATATTTTAAAATGATTGGAATTAAACCAGGAATGGGGGTTGGTGATTTATATATTGCAGTATTTTACCCAGCAGCATTAGGCAAGGATGATAATCATGTTATTAGTTCAAGTGGACATGCAGTATACGATCAAAATAAAGGATTAGATAGAAATAACGACGGAACAATTACTATTGCCGACGTAAAAAATTCTGTATCAAGATTTGTATAGTTAAATAACTATATGAATTTAATCGGAAAACTATTAATCGCACCACCATCAGTAAAAGGCAATTTATGGTATAAAACAGTTATAATGGTAACTGAACACCATAGAGACGGTAGTATAGGTTTGATAATCAATAAACGTAGCCCAGTGACCGTAAATGAACTGGGCGAACGATTGGGATTAGAAATTGACCTACCTGGATTCGTTTATATTGGTGGTCCAATAAGTCCAAAAAGTCTTAGTATAATCCATTCTAATGAATGGCGTACTAGTAACACCTTACGAATCAATAATCAATTTTCATTAAGCTCATCAGAAGATATGCTTACCAGATTATCAAGAGGCGATACTCCAAAAGAATGGAGGATGATTGCCGGTATGTGTGGATGGGCTGAACATCAATTAATGAATGAAATAAACGGAATATCACCGTATAAACACGAAAATAGCTGGTGCATTGCTTCAAGTGATCCAGAATTAGTGTTTGACACCGATAATAAAGAACAATGGGCAAATGCACTAGATAAATCTGGTATGGAGTTTGCACAAAGTATCTTGGCATAATCACTTTATTGTGATATAATACACATTTAACAGAGAGAAATTATTATGGACTGCTTACTGCTGAACGCATCAGGAATGCCAGTAAGTGTTTTACCACTTAGCACTATAAATTGGCAAGATGCTATAAAATACATTGTGCTTGAAAAAGCCGATGTAGTATTATGGCACAATAATTGGACTATCCGCTCCGCAAACTGGGAAACTAATGTTCCATCAGTTTTAATTCTACGCGAATATATGAAACCAAAAGCAACGGTCAGATTTAGTCGCTCTAGTATTTTCATCCGTGATAATGGAGAATGTCAATATTGTGGGTCTAAACTAACTAAAAATACCGCGACATTAGATCACGTTGTTCCATCGTCTAAAGGTGGTAAAACTTCTTGGGATAATACCGTTATTGCATGTGGTCCATGTAATTCCGCTAAAGGCGATAAACAACATGGGTACAAACCGCGCATTAAACCATATAAACCAGATTATTTCGAATTAGTTAATAAACGTAAAAAATTTGAGTTCAATGTTAAACATAAGGAATGGTTGGAATTTATCGTATGAAAAATTGGTTATGGAAAATAGCTGGATTTATATTGTTAGGAATTACATACCTGGGTATTATATTACCTGGGTTGCCATTCAGCCCGTTTCTCGTAGGAGCTGCTATTTGTTTTAGTAAAGGTAGTCCTGTAATGAATAAATGGTTATATAATCATAAACATTTTGGACCATTCTTAACTAATTGGATTGATAACAAAATATTTCCAACTAAAATGAAATATATGATGTTACTAGTTATGGCTAGTTCGTTAGCTATTCTATGGTTTACTACTTATAACATCAAAGCTACTTGCTGGTCAGGTGGCTTTATGCTACTAGTTGCTATTTGGGCTTGGCGATTTCCAGGTAGTTTACAAGAATATTACAGACGTGATACATTAGGAAAAAAGATGGGCTGGTTTAAATAAAGTTAAATAGTAGTACTTAATTAAAGGACTACTATGAAATATATTTTATTTTTAATCACTGCATTTTTTACAGTTCCTGTACATGCTTGGGAACAATATGCACCTTACCCAATTGAAAAATGTCAAGTTCAATCACCATATGGCTTTCCACAAACTGCTAAACAAGGTGTAGCAATTTGTCGTGCCGGTTATGTTACATTAAATGATACAACTGCTAAATTGCCAGTGTGGGTTTCTTATACACTTTATCCTGAATATGCATTAGGATGTGTACCACGTTCTAATGGATTCGCACCTGATCAAAGTTTACCAAAAGGCAGTAGAGCAGAACTGGTGGATTTCAAGGGTTCTGGATATGATATTGGGCATATTGTACCAAATGCTGACCAATCAAGATTCGATCAATTGGAGAAGGAAAGCTTTTTATTGACAAATATGGCAGCCCAGCTCCCAAACTTAAATAGAGGAATTTATAAATTACTTGAAACAAGCGTTCGCGGATGGGTTGTTCAAAGAAATCATCCATATGTAATTTATGCAGGGCCAATTTATAACCAATCAGATAAAACTATTGGACCTAACAAAGTAGTTGTACCGCATGCGTTTTATAAAATTGCAATAGATACAACTACTAATGAAGTAGCTGGTTTCATTTTCCCGCATCAAGCAGGATTAGGAAATGATTTAACAAAAGTTAGAGCACCAATTACACAAATACAACAACTGACTGGCATTACATTTGCATACCCTGCTAATGCATCGGAATTACCACTTGACCAATTATGGCCGGTTGATTTTGGTGCATTAACTAAATCGAAACAAACGGAATGCAAAGGTAAAAACTAATTAGTTTTAAATTTACAATTGTCAAAATGCCAGCGGGTTGCATTACCAATCGTGCTGGTTTTTTGACAGTGTGGACACGTTTTTAGTTCTTGTAGATAAGTAGGTTTTTCTCTATTTTGATGAGCTATTTTCATTTTGATTTTCGTATCAGTAGAATGATGTTTTCCTTTCATCGCGCCAACCTTCCCATACATTGGATTATTTTCACCCAAATTGGCGAGACTTAATTTCTCTTTGATTATGATTGCTTTTTCTTCCCCGAAGCGTTCTTCAAATGTTTTTCCTTTTATTTTAGCAATAGTTTCAACGGAATGCTTCCTACCAGTAAAAGTACCAGGTTTTCCATATCTAGGATTTTTATCACCTAACATTTTTATACGTTTTTTCTCAGATATTTCTTTAGCTTTTTCCTCACCAAATATTTCATTGTAACTTCGACCGAATCTAGATATTTTTTGAATAACTGGTTTTAATGATTTTTTATAAAGCCATGTATTTTTTAATTTATTGATTTTTTCGAGTGCTTTTTCTTCCCCATACAGCTCAATATATGATTTACCTTTATTGTTAGATAGTTGCCCTTTATTTCGTATACTTGCCTTATGTTTTTGTTCATCTGTCCACAATCGTCCGAGTGTACCATCACCACCAAGTGTCATATTGTATCCAGAATGATAACTATCATATAAATTAATAAAATAAGACTCCATTACATTTTTTGAATGGGCTCCATCTAAAGATTGATAGATTATTTCAAATGTGAATGTATCTATCCCATATTTTTTAATAGCGTAGTATAAATGCGAATTTATTTTTCTTGAGTTTCTAGCATGTTCTACAATTCTTCTTTCAAAATTATTTGTAAAACCTATATAAACTTTCTCATTATTTGTATTTGTAATTTTATAAATGGAATAAATATCCATGTTGATACTCCTTTACAGTATTAAAGTAGATGGGAACGCCAATTCCGCGATCTACATAATTATTTATAAATATTACTATGAAAATATTATACTACATTTATTACGTATTAGCAAAATTTGGATGCGGTCTTGAGGGAATTATTTATGAAAATGCATGAAATTACACAGCTTAATGAATCATCGTTATTACTTGATAAACTTAAAAAATTTGCAAAATCTCATTACTCGGACACCGAAGATGAAATTGAAGCACTGTTACTTTTGTTTGCTAGATCATTACAACATGCTGAAGCAGATGATCATCGTCAAGATGATGAAATACAACAACTTCAACAGAAAATTGAACAATTAACTAAACAACAGAATGCGGTACAATAATTGTTTTTAATGCATTAATCAAATCTTCAATCATACCATCATCATGCAATGGTGTAGGAGCAAATCTTAATCGTTCTGCTCCTACCTCAACTGTTGGGAAACTATTTATTTTTACAATTATTAAAATGATATCGTGTCATATTTCCACCCTTTCCAGATACATCACAGTGCGGACATTTAACAATCGGATGGTTTTTTCGGATCAATGACATTTTTTGCTTTGTTTCAGTTGTAACTACTCTGTTTTTTAACTTATGAATAGTCTCAGCGGTATGCTTTCTTCCTAAATTAATCTGTCTTATTTTTTCTTTTGTTTCATCAGTATGCATTCTCCCCGTGCTAGTAATTGAAAGCTTTTTTCTTGTTTCAGCACTTGCTATTCTATTTTTACTGGCAGCACCGATCTTTGCTCGTGTTTCATCTGAAATATTTAGTTTAGAATTTTTAATCTTTTGCTTGGTTGCATCAGATAATCGTCTACGACTATTTGATGCAGAAATTTTATTTCTAGTTTCCGATGACACTATAGCCCCGTGAGTTCCACCATCTAATCCATTTTCTAATATTAAATTAGCCCATTCGTTAGATTCTACAATATTATTTTCAATTGAGAATTTTAATGCAACTTCAGTTAATATTTCTTTATTAGTATATGGTTCTGACATCCAGATGGTTTCTACATATTCTTCACCATGTTTTCTGATATGTTTTTTCCAATATGTTCCAGATCCTAAGTATTTTAATGGGTTTGAATTTGTAGTTTTACCAAAATATTTTAAGCCAGTAATTGAATGTTGTTTAATATAAAGATAAGTTGGTGTGATGGTATTATCATAAATACTCATGCTGATGTCCTCCGTTGACATTAGTGTAGTTGGGAATCCCCATTCCGCGAACTACGCCTTTATTTATTCTAATTATAACTTTTTAATATGATAGACAACGCTGTTACTAAATCAGCTATCATAGCATCCGTATGATTTGGGGTAGGTGCAAATCGCAATCGTTCAGTGCCAACATCTACTGTTGGAGAATTAATTGCTTGTACGTAAATACTATAATCATTTAATAATCTATCACTAATTTCTCGGGCTTTCTGTGCATTCCCGATCAACACCGGTACGATATGTGTAGTTGAGTCCATTACTGGTATTCCCGATTCCTTCATCCGTTTTTTTAATTTTCTAGCTCGTTCTTGGTGTTTTTCTCTTAATTCATTATGAGCTTTTGAAAATTTAACTGCAGCTAATGCCCCGGCGACAATCACTGGACTTAATGATGTACTAAAGATGAATCCATTCGCAATGCTTCGAATAGCATCAATTACTATAGAATCCCCTGCGATATAACCACCTTGTACACCAAATGCTTTGCCAAGAGTACCATTAACAATATCAACTCGTTCTTGTAAACCTAGTTCTTCTAACACACCCGCACCTGTAAATCCTCGAACTCCTACCGCATGAACTTCATCACAGTATGTGATGGCATTATATTTGTCAGCTAAATCACATATTTCTTTAATTGGACTGACATCACCTTCCATACTGTATACACTTTCAAATACAATACAAGGAATAGTTTCATTTTTAACTGCCTGTTTTAAACAGTTTTCTAACTCAATTAAATCATTATGCTTGAATATTTGTTTAGGTGCTCTGCTATGGCTCATACCAACTATTAAACTATTATGGTTCTTGCTATCACTAATAAACTCGATATTTGGAATAATCTTACTTAATGCAATTAAACTCCATTCATTTGCTACATATGCAGATGAGAACAATAGTGCTTTTTCTTTTTTATGTAATGATGCTAATTCATGTTCCAATGCGACATGATAATGACTAGTTCCTGAAATATTTCTAGTACCACCAGAACCAGCACCTGTCATATCTAATGCTGTCCTCATTGCATCTAATACTACTTTATGCTGCCCCATCCCAAGATAATCATTACTACACCAATTGACAATATTCTTGATGGCATATGGGCCATACCAAATTGCATTTGGGAATTTACCTTGCTCACGTAGTATGTCATTGAAAACTCTGTATTTTCCAGTTTCTTTTAAATCATTAATAAGTTTATTGAATGGTTCTTTGTTAATCATACCGATATTTAACTAAATATACAAAAGGAAAAAAATTATGGCAGAAAATGGTATTTCAACACATATCCCAAAATCCGAACGTAGAGATTTAAAATTAGAATTGGCTGAATTAAAACGTCAAGGAAAACTTATTAATACTGATCCAGTTGATATTACTAAAATTGGTTATAGACCATATAATGTTTATAATAGCCCAGGAACAGTTAGTCCAGCTACAGGACATCCATGGGAATTAGGTCCAGAGGTTTAAGATGACATATATACATCCAAATGATAATAATTTAAAAAATCTGCATAAAGCTATGCAATATAATGAGTCTGGTGAACCAGTTATTCGCACACATGTTGATGGAATATCATTACAAGGCGATGTTCTGGTTGATAAGGTTAGAATTCAAATCGATACATTAGGGAATGTATGGGATGAAAATCATTCTGCACCAGTATCAATCGGTACTAATGGGCAAGTAACATTAAAAACGAGTTCTGCAGTTATAGGAAAAGTTCAGCAAGATGGTGATTGGACTGTTAAACAAGGTACTACCCCATGGGCAATTAGTGATAATGGTGGTTCTATTACAGTGGATGGCAGTGTTTCAATTAGCAGTTTACCAGAAGTTGAAATAAAAAATGATAGTGGAAATCCTATTCCAGTTTCAATGGGGTTTGGCGCAATTGATGCGTTTGGTAGACAACGAGTTTCCGAACCTTTTACTTTAGGTGATTATAAACACTTATATGGTATAGATCCTGCATTTATCGACTATGCTGGAAATGGTGGTGCTATTCAATTTGTAAAAAATAAAGCATGTTGTACATTATCTACAACTTCTAATCCATCTAGTTTTATTATCCATCAAACAAAATTTTATCATCATTATATGCCTGGTAAATCTCAAGTAATTTTTAGTAGTATAAATTTTGGAGCTGCTACACCGAACGTAGTTAAACGAACTGGGTATTTTGATGATAATGATGGAATTTACTTTGAGCAAGCAGGCGATGGGACTTTATCATGGGTAATAAGAAGTTTTGTTTCTGGCGCTCCCATTGAAGTCAGAAAAACTCAATCACAATGGAATTTAGACACTGTTTCATGGTTGAACATACTTAATACACAATTAGTAGTGATTGATTTCCAGTGGCTGGGCGTTGGTAGGGTTCGTGTTGGGTTTGCACATAATGGCAATGCAGTTTATGTACACGAATTCTTACATAGCAATATGTTACCAACTGTTTACATGAGTAATCCAAATCTTCCCGTTAGATGCGAAATAAGAAATATTGGTACTACCACAGGCGGTTCAATGGATCAAATATGTTCAACAGTATTCAGTGAAGGTGGCTATGTTGAAGCAGGTCAAGATTGGTCTACAACTACACCGACCTTAAAAACAATAGCAGCTGGTGTAACTTCTCCAGTTATGGCAATTAGATTAAAAAATACGTTTCATACATATTCAAATAGAATGATTGTTCGCATGGGTAACTTAAATGTATTCAGCGATGGTGCCAATATTAAATGGCAATTGATAAAATTACCAGCACAAGCATTTCTAACAGGTAATTCATGGGTAGATGTGCATAATGAATCAGGTATTCAATACAACGTAACTGCTACCGCATGGACAGATGGGCAAGAAATGGATAGTGGATTTGTTGGTGCATCTACCCAAGGTAGTCAAAAAGCAGGAGGCGCACCGGCTAGTAACATCCCATCATCTGCAAAAAAGAATTATATTGTGCAAAACTTTGACAGTACGGATTCTGAGATATTCCTGGTAGTTGCCACAAATTTAGGTGCACAATCAACGAATGTTGGTGTTAGTATGCAATGGCGTGAAATATATTAGTAAATTCTACATGTCAATAATGGATAAATAAGATTATGAGAGCTAAAGAATTTACAATTAATGTACCAATTAACATAAGAATAAACGGGGACGGTGATCCAGAGATTGATATGCCATCACAGGATAAAACCGATCCAAGTGAATTAGATCAAAATCCAGTATTTGTTTCACCATTACAACAAGAATTAGAAATGAAAAAAGCGGCTAATGGTAAAGAAAGTGATATAATTGATGATTTAACTCAGAATGAAATATCTGATGAAGATGAAATCAAAGTAATCCAAATGCATGAAGATGAATTGGCACATTTATTAAGATTGCTATAAGGATTTAAATAATGACTATTCAAAAGATACGTTCAAGTAGAGTTAACTCAGTTACCGCTGATGATTATATCGGTGATAATGGCATGATCTTTTATAACCAAGAACTGGGAGATTTACGTTTAGGGGACGGTGAAACAAAAGGTGGAATACCATTATCTACCGGTTCTGGCTCTGGATCATATACTTTACCCATTGCAACTGCATCTAGACTAGGTGGTGTTAAAATTGGAAACAATATTACAATAACAAATGGTGTTATTAGCACAGTTGCACCACCTACCGATATTAGTCAATTAACAGATAACACAAATGTGTTATTATCGCTTGGCAGCAATCAAAATTTAGATGGCGGTCATTATTAAGGAATTTAAATGAGTAACATTATTAGAATAAAACGTTCAGAAACATCAGGCAATCCATCAACATTAGGTAATGGTGAATTAGCATATTCTGGATTAACAGATAATGGTAGTAATGGTGGTGATCGATTATACATTGGCATGGGTACCGAAACAAATGGCAACGCTGCTTCGCATGTAGTAATTGGTGGCAAATTTTTCACAGATAGATTAGATCATACTGCTGGCACATTAACTGCATCTTCTGCTATTGTTGTTGATTCTAATAAAAAAATCGATGATTTATTAGTTGATAACATTGAATTAAATGGCAACACTATTAGCACTACTGATACTAATGGAAATTTATTATTATCACCTAATGGTACTGGAAAAGTTTCTATTGCTGGTGCTTATACATTACCTAGAGTAGATGGTACTGCCAATTATGTTTTAACCACTAATGGAGCTGGTGTTGTATCTTGGGCTGCAATACCAGTTAGTGGCTCAATAACCATTGGCTCAACATCTATATCATTAGGCGCAACCTCCACTTCATTAGCTGGATTAACCGAACTAACAATTGATAATTTAAACTTCAATGGCAATATTATTTCATCCACAAATACAAATGGCGATATTTCATTAGACCCAAATGGGTTAGGGAATGTTGATGTCAATGGTGCGAAAATAACTAATGTTGGTACACCAGAAGTTGGTAGTGATGCTGCTAATAAAGATTATGTTGATAATGCAGTTACTGGGTTAACATGGAAAGATGCTGCTAATTTATTAGCAGATTCTAATGTAGCATTAACTGGAACAACTGGTACTTTGGTTATTGATGGTCATGGTGCATTAACCCAAGCACACGGCGATGGTTATAGAATTTTATTAAAAAATCAATCAACTGCATCAGAAATTGGTATATATACATATAGCGATAATGGTTCTAATTATACATTATCTAGATCCGCTGACGCAGATACTTATGCTGAATTAAAAGGTGCTTCAATATTCATATTAGAAGGTACCAATTATGGTAAATCTGGTTGGGTACAAGGTAATCATTATTTGACCAGTTTTTCAGGTCAGCAATGGGTACAATTCAATGGTGGTGGTGCTTATTCAGGTGGTGATGGGTTGACATTATCCGGCTCAACATTTAGTGTTAATGTTGCAACTGATGGTGGTATTGAAATTGCAGCTGATAACCTACAATTAAAATCAACCATTGCTGGCAGTGGGCTATTATATTCATCAGGTGTGTTATCGGTTGGTGATATTGATGGTGGTACCTACTAAATAGATAAAATGGGTAGAATTTCTATTCTATCCTTGCATTCTTGCAGAACCTTCCTCTATAGGATTTAAAATGGCAAACAAAGTATTACTGAAAAAATCATCAGTAATCGGCAAAATCCCACTCGCTACTGATTTAGATTATGGCGAGATCGCGTTGAATTATGCCGATGAAAAATTGTATTTTAAAAATACATCAGATCAAATCAAATCATTAGGCGGTGGCGGTGGAACTACACCAACCTATACAAAACAACTTAATTTTGTTGGTCCAGTTAATATTGGAACTGGAACTTTAAGATGGTATCCTGATACATCTATAAATATTACATCAGTTTTTATTTCTGCTGGAACCCCGCCATCTGGTGGACCATTAACATTAGTAATTAAAAAATCAGATTCTACTATTGCTACGGTATCATTATCAGCGGGACAAAATATTTCATTAACAACTACATTGAATACCATAGTTTTAACAACGGATTATATTACAGTAGACGTTACTGCTACAAATTATACATTTGATGCTATTTTATCATTTACCTATACAAGGAATTAAATTATGACAGTTTCTTCAGCAAGTTATACTACTAACAGTATAAAAATTACAGTTTCAAATGAAACAACCCCAGCTAATATCATTTCAGCGGTTGATACCGCTATTACATCATTGGGTTGGTCTCAATATGATTATATTGCACCAAATTCATCAACGGTATTCACCACCGCTACTAGCACTACTGGGACCATTACTCCTACTGGTGGGTTTAGTTCGTTAACAACATTCGGAACCCCAACTGGGACTAGTAGTACATCCACTATAGGCACATATATTGGTGTAGCAATTGCATCAACAAGCGGTGTAGGTTCAGGGGGATATATTACTGTCACAAAGGCGGGCACCGGCACAACATATTCTGGAGTAACAACCGCAACTATGTATTCTTCCGGTACTGGGTATGTAGTTGGTGATACCATTGTAATAGCTGGAGCAAGTTTAGGTGGTACAACTCCAACTAATAATTTAACATTGACCATCGGTGGTTCAGTACTTACAAATACTATTAAAGGATATGTCAGTAGTTCGGCTGTGAGTGGAACTAGTGTTACCGCAGCTAACAACTATAACGTAACTCCACTATCTACTAGTGGTTCTGGAACAGGTGCTGTATTTCAGATCTCCAAAACTGGTGCGGGAACTGCATACAGCGGATTTACTACAATAGGTGTTTTATCATCAGGTACTGGGTATGCAGTTGGTGATACCATTGTAATAGCGGGAGCAAATTTAGGTGGTACAACTCCAACTAATAATTTAACAATAACAGTTGGTGCTGTAAAATCAAATTATCAAAATACCGCAGTTATCACCGGCATGAGTTCAACTACCGGGTTTGGAGCAGGGTCATTAATTGCTGCAACAGCTGGTACTGGTACATTGTATGGTGGGACACCTAATTCAATTGTGGTAAATAATATCGTTAGCTCATCATCGATAACATATACAATAAATAACGGGACTCCGCCAACATCTGGAACTGTTGCAAATATAGTACAATCAAACTTAAATACTTGGTCACCTTTATACACTTATGTTTATCGAGCAATATGTGCAGATAATACTAATTACAAATATTTAATTATTAGATGGGATCCTACTAAACAACAGTTTTTTACAGCAGCAGCCGAGGGATGGGATACGTCAACTAAACAACCACTTAATGAAACATATGGATTTAATGGAACATTTGGGCAGGGATATGATTTAAAAGATTGCCAAATATTAGTATCAGCTACTTCCTCACATTTTATGATTTGGCCTTGGGTTAGACAATCCATGGGATTATGGACTGCTATTTTTGAATTTGAACGGGTAGCTGTAGAGGATACAGCAGCAGCTGGTATGCCAAATTTTGCATGGACTAACTCTGTTATTTTAGGTTATACATCTGATAATTCTTCTTATCAATTTGTATTCCCTAGATTACCAAATAGCTCACTTAATAAAGATATGCGAGCAGTGACCAATAAAGGTATAACAACTACATTAGGTGATTCTTATAATTATACTTATGGATGGGATATAACCAAATCTGTTATAACTTCTTTTTCTATTGATCATGCTACTAACTTACAACCACAAGGTAGAGCGTATAATTGCTCAATCACTAAACCATTTGGTGCTGGATTAGATACCACAACCGTTCCATTAGCACCTGGAGGATGGGCAGATGCTAGTGGCACTAATTCAACTTGTTTAATATTACCATTAAATGGCGGTGCAGAAAGTGGGGTATATAGTTCATTAAATACAGTCAATGCTTCTGGTAGACCACAAAATAACGGATATTCAGCAGCTGGCGTTGTTGATATGTTATTAATCGGTGTTAATGCCTGGTGTGCTTGTGGTTCTGGTGGTATTAAAACATATGACACAACCCAAACTGTTTCGAGTGGCACATTAGTTCAACGATTAGCGGGCAATTACGATAAATTAATTTTCGATGGTTTTAGAACAATTTATGCCATTTATGTTAATGCTGGTTCTGGTGGAACTACGTTAGCTAGAATAGATACCGAAACATACAATTCCGCAACCATAACTCTTGCATATGCTGCTCATCAAATAGCGATTGACGGACAATATGTTTATGTTGGGATTAATGGTGCAACTACTTCTCCACGAGTTGCAATTATTAACCGGTGGACTACTACTGATGGTTCAACTGGATCTGGATTTACACTTGCATTCACGTATACACCTTCAAATTTAGCAAATAGTTCATATATTGCAAATATATTCCCAGATTATCGTGGATGTATATACATAACATATACATATAATTCTACATTTAATTTAACTCTTTCTGCTAACACCAATGGCGGTTCAATAGGGATTGATAAAGTTTCAGTTGCAGGTATTCCTACCGGGGGAAGATTGGGCACCTCATATTCATTACCACCATTAACCATCCAGAGTTACCCTGTACATGCTATTGCATTTTATTATGATCCTATATCAAATTATTTAATGTCTATAATTTCGCATACAAACAATAATATATCAGCAGCAAAATATAGCAATTATGTTTTATATCATAATATATATTTTCATTCATATTCTAATAAAACATTGAGTTATACTACATTAACTACATATACTGCCGCGAATGGCTCAACACCAACTTCTGATACCGTTGCAGGGTTGACTGGTTTTCAAGGCAATAGTAGTAGTAGTACCCTTTCTTATGGGATTCTTCAATCAATATTTCCATACAAAGGAACATTAGTGCTGAGTGTGGAAACATATTTAAACAACGGATCGTCTTATCCTGCCTATTCAACATATACTCTTGCTGATATCATATATGGCGTTACTAATAACCCACTCGTAAATAGTTATGTAACGAATACTCAAGTATTATCTGGAAATTATTCGATGCAAGTAGCAGCCAATACTTTATTCAATAATTATCAATATCGCAGTATGTATACAAATGGAACAGTGGCATTAAGAAACATAAATGGTAATATCTATTACTTGAATAATTTATATAATATGAATAAAACAGATGGTACTGCATGTGGTAGATTAATACTAAAAGGATAATATTATGGCATTAGTAGATATCGGTAGTATTACCGCAACTCGAAGTAGTTCAACAACCTATACAGCAATTTTAGATGATAATGTTGTCAAGAAAATCTTTTACCCATTAAATATCGGATTTTCAGTAGCATTAGATGCAAGTGCAACTAGTTATGTGCCATCATCTACCTATACAGCAATTTTAGATGATAATGTTGTCAAGAAAATCTTTTACCCATTAAATATCGGATTTTCAGTAGTTGCCGATACATTAGCATTACCGAATGAAACATTTAGAAGATTAAATAATTATATATATTGGAGTTAACATGGAAGATATTAAATCAGCAGAAGAATCACAAATAAGTCCAGAAATGGAGGAATTTTATACTAATTTTCCAGTTTCTGATATTAGAATTACTAATAATTACACAGTTGATCCGGTCAATAATACTGACTGGGTATGGCAGCATAAAGAAACCAATGACCGTTTCATAGGTAATATTGACGAGTTTAATGAATATTTAAAAAACATGTTGTCGAACCCAAAGTAAATAGTCTTTTAGTTCAGTTGATAAATACTACTATGAAAATACGAGAAATACTATCAGAAGGATTGAATCGAGATAAAGCAGAAGATATTCTTCATGCTTTTATTAAGTTTGCCAAAAAAGAATTACAATTAGATAGTTTACCCAATATTAATCTTCAAAAAGATAATTCTCATAGTGTAGAATATCGTTCTTTTGGTGGTTATGGTGGACATAATATCAATTTAACCATCAAGAATCGTCATATCATGGATTGTTGTAGAACATTAGCACATGAATTAGTCCACTATCGGCAAGATTTGAATAATGAATTAAATGCTGACAGTGGAAAAGATGGAAGTCCGCATGAAAATGAGGCAAATTACATAGCTGGTATAATTATGCGTAAATGGGGTAAATTAAACCCAGATTTATTTGGTAAAGAATCGATAGAATAATATGTAGTTCGCGGAATTGGAGTTCCCAACTACTTTAATACTGTAAAGGAGTATCAACATGTGTATTTATTATGTTTATGCGTATATGCGTAAAATTTCATCATCAACTGCATCTGCAGGAACCCCGTATTATATCGGAAAAGGTAAAGGCAATCGAGCATGGAATAAACATGCTACCCGCATTCCAGTTCCATCAGATCATTCTTATATTATTATATGTGAATCAAATTTAACAGAACTCGGAGCATTCGCATTAGAACGCCGTTTAATTAGATGGTATGGACGAAAAGATATTGGAACCGGTATTCTACTTAATAAAACAGATGGGGGAGATGGGACTGCAAATTTATCAGAAGAAACTAGGAAAAAAAATTGGTATGGCTCATAAAGGCAAAAAAATATCAGCAGAAGCAATACAAAAAAAGAGTATTTCCTCTAAAGGAATTCCACCTTGGAATAAAGGATTAAAAGGAGTTCAAACACCTTGGAATAAAGGATTGACCAAATCGGATCCACGAGTTGCAAATAATATTTCAAATTTGTCAAAAAGTAATATAGGAAGAGAACCTTGGAACAAAGGTGTTAAAGGCATATCAGACGAAACTCGTATAAAAATGAGCAATGCTGCTAAGAACAGGCCACCAATGTCTGAAGAAACGAGGCAAAAATTATCTGAATCCACAAAAAAAGCTAGAGCAATTCAACGTAAATCATAAAAGAAAGGCCCCGAAGGGCCTTTTTAGTTACTTCTTACCAACAAAATCATTCATTCTATTAGCAATCTCAAGAACTTTATCAATTGATGGGAATTCTGGTTTGCTTTCTATACCTTGGTTTAAAATCTTCCAGTATTCAAATTCCGACTCAAATTCTTTTATTGCTAGATCTTTAGCCATCATTAAGATATCAGATCTGATGTCATAGCCTGTTTTACCTTGTGGTTGAGTTTTAAGTACTTCCCTTTGTTGTGTTGACATAATATTCTCCTGTGTATGTCTGTTGTTGTGAAAGTAAATTATACCATAGAAACTTTAAAAATCAAGCACATTTTTCATATTACTATAAATACAGTATAGGGAATAATACTATGCGTAAGAGTACTAGAAGCATTTTACAAGAATTAAGCAACATTGGGATGAACCGGGATAGCGATTTAATTATCGAAAGTCGTGGTTCTAACATCATTCAAAGTGCAATTAATTTATTGGAATCCATCAGAGAAATATACGATGAAGAAACTGCAGGTGAATTAGAAAGACGATTTATCAATAGCATTAAAGCTGGAGATGGTTCTAAATTCAAACGAGGTATTAAGAAAATTCAAGAAAGTAAAGAAAACAAGACTTAACAAGCCATTTTCTAAAAAAACACTAAATAATATTACAAGCTCACAGAGTAGTGAGTTGAAAAGCATATAGGAGAAAATATTATGCCATCATTAATCGGTACTACAGTTACCACTAACTATTTAAAAACTAGCCCAAGCACAAACTTTGGCACACGTCAATTACGTATTATCAACATCAACGCTGGTACAGGCGGCGATAGCGATATCGACTTAACAAAACAAGCATATGTTGTTACTGGTGCAACATCGGGTGCATATACTGGTGCATATACTGATAGCGATAGCTACTATTCAGCTGCAGTTCGTGCAATCCAAACAGTTGCAGAAATTTATGCAATCGGTCAACCAACTGCTACTGATTTCGTTGCAGTTATCGCGTATGACACTGCCAATGATAGCGGTACTGGTTCAAACGCAAATGTTCAAGACAAAACTTGGACCGATTTAGAATCAGCTATTACTGATGCATTATCAGGTCGTTTAGGAAACAAAACTCCTGTTGGTAGTGCTGGTTTCGTTTACAATGGTACTATTGCAGTAACTGCAATTGATGTTGCAGCTGGTGCAAAAAACTTCGTTGGTGCGTCAATTGGTTCATTAGTTTAATTACTAATTACCATTAAGTAATTAAAAGGAGTTACAGAAATGTAACTCCTTTTTTTTATGTCTATTAAATACGTTATGAATTATAAATTATATACACTCGTAGATATTACACATACCGGACAATATAGAGCTGAATTAGGAAAAGAAGCTGCTCGATGGAAAGAACAGAATTTCAATACCGTTCTGCAATCATTAGGTATAAGAGCTAATTTATCATATTTTGAAAATCCTATTATGACTGAAGTAAAAGGTAGTCTGATAGGATTTGATACCAATGAGATAATTAGAGTATGGCGATTTGATTTTGGAACTGAAAGGGAAGATGTATACTTTAATGATAACGATCCGGTTGGGTTCTTAAAAGAAGATTTCGAGTTAGTACCATATATTGATGGTCTTGATGAATTATTAGAGCAAAATTTCGCGGTATTTGTTACAGAAGGTAAAAATAAGAATATTGTTTTCCATAAAAAGCAATAAATATAACATACACCCCTTGAACAGGATACCTGGAGATAATAATGACAACGTTGAAACCAACCGATATTGAAAAAGAAAACCTAGAAAGTCACGTAGAGTTATGTGCATTGAGATACCAAAATCTAGAAACCAGATTACATACAATTGAAACAAAGGTAGAAACACTTTCTGGAAAAATTGAAGAAAGTAAAGCAAGTATGAGTAAAGTTATTATTGGTGCTACTGCAACTATTGTAGCTGGTATGCTTTCAACTATTGTTACTATCATTATGAAATTCTAATAGGAACAAGAATGAAAATTAAAGAAATAATGGAAAATTACAAGGTAACACAATCAAGTCCTCAAGGAATTGAACTAACCGCCCAAGATGGTGTTAAATTAACACTTCCTCCAGAAAAAATGACAGCGATTCATCAAATGGACCCGAATGATCCTAACAAGCTTTCATTAGACCCAAATGCAATGACTCAAACTTCTTCAACTGATCAACAACAAGTTGGACCAAAGGTTGGTGCAGAAGTTGAATTACCATCTGATTTATCTTCACAATTATCTACTACAATGGGTGAAACCAGTGAAGAAGAACAAGCAGACCTAGTTGACAATGGAAATAATGATGTTGGTGGAGATCGAACAGATAACTTAATCAATAAAATAGTTGATAGAGCATACGAACGAGCAGCCAGAGGTAGTAATATAAGTTCAACCGGAGGCAATTCCCGTGATGTATTACCTGAAAATGATGAATTGAATAGATGGCTTACAATAGCTAACCTAAGATGAAACTAAAAGAATTATTTACTACTATGGAAATTTGGATGACTAATGAGGAGTCCAAGTTATTAGAAAAATTACAATCACCAGTAAAATTAAGTAGTCTTAGTGAACATGAACAATTTAGAATTCAATCGATGATTCGTAAGAATCTGGTTTCTAAGATAGGATTTAACAACCCATCGGTGGTGGCTAATGAAAACAAAGACAGTAATTAAAGAATTAGCAAATTATTTTGACCAAGAACTTCAAGCAAATTTACCAATAAAAATTCTACCTAATGGGGCACTTGGTTATAAAGATTTTTTAGTTAAAAAATTGCCTAATGGTAATTGGGGTGTTTTTAACATTTTAAATAAAGATTTGATCAATCAATACTATTTGAAAAGTTGTGCGTTAATGGCCGCTAAATTTTATAACCATAGGCAATATAATAGATGCCATGAAATAAAAGAATTAGATAATAGCTATTGGTTTAATTATAGTGATACTTTAATATTTAAAAACATGATTGATAAATTACCAGATGAAAAATACCTCATAGTATTAACAAAATTGGAGGAAAGTACCAACCAATCTGAATACTATAAAAAAATTATTTCTAGAATGTTTAAACATACTTTTGTATAAATACATGATAGAGAAATGTTATAAGGAACACTAACATGCAAATTAAAGATTTATCACAAAAAGTAACAAGTAAAAAACTAAACGAAAGCATGGCTAAGACTTTCGGTTACAAATTAAAATTAGAACAGTTTTCAGACGTTCAACTAGAAGATGTACGTAATAAATTACGCACTGAATTAAGCCAACTAGAAATGAACGAAAGTTATGATAATATTTTAGAAAATTCAAAATATCAAAAAACTCGTGCTTTATTAGACGTAGTTAATCAAGCAATCTTCGAAAGAGAAGAAGCTGCTGAATTGGCAGAAAATTCTGAAAAACCTCGTAAGCAAATAAGCAATGAGGCCATGGTATCGGCAATTCGTCACCGCGCAGAAAAAATGTCAGTACCAGAAAGTTGGATTAAAAATGCAATTAAACGAATTCAATTGGGTGAATCTGATAGACAAGAATTAGCTGCTGAATTGACATTAAGATACGATTTGTCTGAATCACAGGCAAGTTGGATGCTATTAGAAGGTGAAGAACAAAAAGCAGAAAATATCTTAGCTACAAAAGATATGGTTGGTAAGATCACTAACTGGATTGAAGATACTGCAGCGATGAAAGCAGATCAATTATTAGAATTGTTAGACTCAATCAGAGCAGAACAAGGTAGTGAGGTATCAGGGCAATTTAATCAAGTTGTATCCCAAGCATTAGAAGGGATCTACACAGCATTGGTTGCTGGTCGTGAAGGTCTTTCAAATGGTTTGGCGATTGTGTCAGGTGAGCAAGGTGAAACAATGGGTGCTCCAATGGGTGGTTCTCCAATGGGTGGTTCTCCAATGGGTGGTGAAACCGGTACTCCAGAATTAGGTGGAGATATTGGTGGTGAAGAAGGTGGTGAAATGCCCCCAGCCACAGAAGCTGGTAGAATGAAACGCGAAAGTATTGATTATAGTCGTAGACTAGGAATGCTTTTAAGCTCAAAAAAAAAGTAATTGAAGCTGCTGAAGCAGATGATCCGCTTGTTAAAGTTTTAAAATTACTGCAAGCGGATTTAAATTTCCATCCGGAGAAACAAGAAACACCAGTAGATTGGGATACTATTAATACAGCATTATCAAACTTTGGTGGTCCAAGTATAGATTACAATTCATTTGCTTTACGATACGATTCAGAAGATCCAAGTGGTCCATTACACAACATTGTAAATGGTAATAGAGATAGTTTTGATGATAATGGTATTAGATTAGTGCCTGATAGTCAACAACCTGATATGGTTAACAATCAAGAAGTAGACCCAACACATTCACAAGTATCTAGTATGGCTAAACATGCTTTAAAATCAAAATAGTAATTGACCTCTGTTAGTAAATGTTATATAATACCTTATGACTTTACTAACAGAACGCTATAATTACACACCAATCAATAGAAACGAAGAACAGGGCAAACGATTATATCTTTGCCCAGATGGTTCTAAGGTTCCCTCAGTAACAACAATTCTTGACAAGACAAAATCAAAAGAAAAGATGGAATCCATTATGAAATGGAGGAAGTCGGTCGGCGAAACAAAAGCACAAGAAATAACAACTGAAGCTGCTGGCCGTGGAACACGAATGCATAAGTTTTTAGAAGACTTTATTGCAAATGGCCAATTGACTCCAGCTGGTACAAATCCATATAGTAAACAAAGCCATCTAATGGCTGATACTATTATATCTAATGGATTTTTAAATATAAATGAAATATGGGGGTCTGAGGTTGGATTATATTATCCAGGGCTATATGCAGGAACTGCTGATGCATTGGGTATTCATACAAATGATGAAGCAATATTTGACTATAAACAATCCAATAAACCTAAAAAAGAAGAATGGATTGAGGATTATTATCTTCAATTAACTGCATATGCACTAGCCCATAATAAGGTACATGGTACCAATGTACGGAAAGGTGTAATTTTAATGTGTGTAAAACCACCGGAAACATCCCCTGGTATATGGGGTATTCCACAATATCAAGAATTTATTCTAAAACCAGAAAATTTTAGTCATTGGGAGAATAAATGGTGGGATCGTGTGGAATTATATTACAAGAATAACTGATAAATACTTAAAACGGAGATTTTTAAAATGACTTTAATGGTATCAAGAATTAATGGTTCAGCTACAAAAGTTGGAACATTATACAATGTAAATTCTAATTTATATTTAATTACAGTAAAAATTGCAGGTGGAACTGCAATTGATTTACAAAATGAAGATAGTTATATTGATTCATCAACTCAATTGGCAGATGGCGTATTAGAAGCAATCGTCAAAGAAATCAGTCCACTAGCATACTGGTCACCAGCTGATAATTCAGGTAAAATCCATGTGGTAATGGATAAAGCAATTAATGATGCAGCTGAACTAAGAACTCGTATTCGCAGAGTGTCTGGTGTTAGAACGATTACCGGTACTACTAATGGAACTGTTACGTTAGCAACATCTTCAGCACTAGCAACAATGGTTGGGGCAACAGTAACTGGGCCTGGTATATTACCAGGAACTACTGTTTCATCAGTATCAGCTGGGACTAGTTTAACACTTAATCAAGCAGCAAGTACATCAGTCACAGGTGGTGAATTTACCATCGGGTTCGATTTATCTGGAACAACCGTAACTGATGCAACTTCTTTCACAGTAGCTTAATTTTTCACATAGCCCTAGTCTTCTAGGGCTTTTTTATGTTCAAAATGTTATAAATATATCAAAGAGGATATTTTATGGCAGTTGTACAAATCTCAAGAATCCAACAAAGACGTGGTAAAAAACTAGAAGGGACAGGACTTCCACAATTAGCTAGTGGTGAATTAGCATGGTGTGTTGATAGTCAAGAGTTATATATTGGAAATGGTTCAGTTTCTGAAGGAGCTCCATCAGTTGGTAATACAAAACTATTAACATATAAAGATTTGGATAACAATCCAGATCTTCTTAATATTTTCCAACGAGTTTATAAAGACAATAATACCAATATTCATACTGGGATTGATTCTAATCATCCAGTATATCGTACTGTACAAGACCGTTTAGATGATTATGTTTCAACAAAAGATTTTGGGGTAATTGGTGACGGCATCGTAGATGATACTATCTCATTACAACGAGCAATTGATCAATTATTTTTGAATACAGCAGGGACAGCATATAATAATTCATATAAAAGAATTACATTAAAAATACCAGCAGGTACATATAAAATTACTGGGACATTATTCATTCCAAGCTACGCTACGATCATAGGGGAAGGTTCTAGTAAAACTATAATCAGTCATACATCAGCCACTCCAGTAGTTAGATTTGTCAATGATTTATCTACACCTGGCAATCCAGCAGGAATGGGTAGTAGATTAATAGATACAAATCTAGATGGTAACTTTACAAACGATTCCAACGATGTCCAATATACAAATCAACCACGATACATATTATTTAAAGGATTATCAATTATAACTTCATCAATTGATCAAGTTGCATTGCAATTAGAGTCAGTTAGGGATAGTACGTTCGAAGATTTAAATCTACAAGGAGGATGGGTCGGTGATATTACCAAATTAAGTAAAGGCATTGCATTATATGGTTTTACCTCACTTGTAACATGTGAACGTAACATTTTTAAAAATATATATATTTCAGGTTTCAACTACGGAGTATATTCAGATAATGATATTATAAATAATTTGTTTGATGAAGGATATGTCACTAATGTAAAGCAAGGGTTTGTGTTAGGTTTTAATTCAGATGGTGTAAATATTGGTCAACAATTTGGTTCAAGAGATACTATAATCAATAATTACAAGTTCTATAGTGTGCAACAAAATGCCATATTCATAGATTTAGGTACAGGTAATAATGTTTCTAATATAGAATTATACAATGTAGGAAACAATTTTGGGAATGTAAATAATCAAGAATTCCCACAAATTTATTCTAGATATTACGGAAATGTTATTAACAATATTAAATCAGACCGCACCGCAATATCATCACATCCATCACTTACCTATGCATATATTCCAGAAGTTAGTGGTCATTGTGAATATAGTTCATTTGGAACCACCAGAGTTTCTTTAGGATATAATACTTATAGTACTGCTTTATTTAGATTACCATTAGCAGGTTCAGTGGATGGGGTGCCAGATGGTTCTATTACCTATAATATCAAATATTATTATAAAAATTTAAACAACGAAACTAGATCTGGGGTTTTATCAATAGTAGTAGATATTGATGCTAAACATATTCAATTAACTGATGAATATAACTGTACAGGCACAATGGATAACTCACTATTACTAGATTTCCAAGTGTCTTTCTTAGATATCAATGGTGGGATACTTGATAATGGTGAGGATCCCTATTCGTTAAGCATTGCGTATACCAACCTTCTTACAAATGATGCTGGGTATCTACATTATACCTACACAGCAATTAGTTAAAAATTTCACTAGACATTTCTTGTTATGCAGTGTATAATATCTATAATTCATTGAATAGTACAGCGTCTTTTTATAAGATTCTGTTCTATTTCAATGACTTACAAAATTTTTCACACATCAATCCAACCCACTAAATACTACCTAAACAGAATTAATATAGTAATACGGATTGAGAGTACACATCATATGGATATGAATAAAATAACAGTAATCAAAAGAAATGGTACTAAAGAACCATTAAACCTAGAAAAATGGCAGCATCAAATCGCTAAAGTATGTAGCGGTATCGCTGATGTTAGCCAGTCAATGATTGAAATCGAAAGTCAACCGCATTATTATGATGGCATTACGACCAAAGAAATCGATGAAATTACATTACGTGCAATAGTTAATCTTATTGACATAGAAGCCAATCCTGATATCGGACATACAAATTATCAATATGTGGCTGGTAAACAACGGTTGTCAATGCTTCGTAAAGATGTATATGGACAATATCAACCACCAAAACTTTATGACATCGTAAAGAAAAACATAGAAATAGGACTTTATACTCCAGAACTTCTAGATTGGTATGCAGAAGATGAATGGAATAAAATGGACTCGTTCATTGACCATGATAAAGACGAACAATATTCCTATGCAGCAATTGAACAATTAATAGAAAAATATCTATTAAGAAATCGTGCTACCAAAGAAGTATACGAAACTCCACAAGTTAGATATATGGTTGCGGCAGCTACGGTCTTTCATAAAGAAGAACCAAATTCTGCTAGAATGAAATACATAAAGGAATATTATAATGCTGCGTCCGATGGTCTATTCACTCTTGCTACTCCTGTTCTTGCTGGGCTTGGAACTCCAACAAAACAATTTTCTAGCTGCGTCCTTATACGGAGCGATGACGATCTTGACTCTATATTTGCTTCTGGCGAAATGATGGCAAAATATGCCAGTAAACGTGCTGGCATAGGCTTAGAAGTTGGTAGATTGCGCCCACTAGGTTCACCTATTAGAAATGGTGAAATTATGCATACCGGATTCATTCCATTCCTTAAAAAATGGTTTGGTGATCTTAGATCCTGTTGTGTTACTCCAGAAACTTGGGTTGAAGTTTTAGACGAGTACGATTCCAACAATAAATAACAGTTTTTCTCATACCAGCATAAATAATAATGGAGGTATGAGAAATGCTAAATTATCTACAAGAATCATATAACGGATCTTTAACAAATATGCTAACAAATTCAACTTATTACTGTTATACACTTAATGACATCGAAACTGGAAAGTTTTATTCTGGTTCTCGTGGAGTTGAGGGAAGTAACGAACATGACTTACTAATAAAATATTTTACTAGCTCAACTACAATTGATTTTGTCCAAAAATTAAAAGAACATCCTGAGTTGTTTAAATATAAGATAGAATATTTTAATACAAGAGTATTGGCATTTGAAGCAGAAAAACTTTTTCACAAAAAGCATCAAGTTGGGAAGAATCCGCTTTTTATAAATTCTATCAGCGCAGGTGGAACCAATTGCGGTGCAGGTACTGTCTTGTGTAAAGATTCTAATGGAAATACTTATCGAGTAACCGTAGAAGAATTTGCTACTGGAAGACATCTACATGTGTCAAAAGGCATGATGAATATCAGGACCGACACTGGAATTAAAAAGATTTATGTTAAAGATTGTAATCCTAATACACATACTACTGAATTTAAAGACTATGTACTGGCACTAGATACGTCTACCGGAAATACTTGCAGAATATCAAAAACTATTTTTTATTCTAATCCAAAATATGTTGGTATTACTAAAGGTAAAATAGTAGCCTACGATACTATTACTGGTAGGCGAGTTACAGTACCCCATCATGAGTTTCATAATTCAAATGGTAGATACGTTGGACATACGTTTGGCGAAATTTCAGTAATAGACAGAGTTACTGGTGAGAAAAAACTTATCAAAAAAGAAACGTATAATAAGGATTTGCATAAGCATCATAATACTGGAAATGTTGTAGTCTATTCTCTTATTGACCGAAAGGTCATAACTATAAGCAAAGAAGAATATCAAACCAATTTTGCTAACTATGCCAACCCATCAACCAAAGTTTTTTATAAAGTAGATGGTATTTTTTTTAAGTCAAAAGATTTATTGGACAAATACTACAGAGAAACTAGAGGAAGAACAGTATTAAAAGTTAGTCAATATAATATGTCCTCAAAATTTAACGACATTGAAATAATTACAAAAGAAGAACACAAAAATGGTAAAAACTAAAAAAATTCAAATTAAAGACCTGACAGTAGGTATGAAAATTAAAACTAAAAACGAGCAAGGCGATATCGTCTTTAAGACAGTAACCGATAAATGGAATACAGTTGTGCAATCCGAAGACCAAGTTCGGTTAGAGTTCGAAAACGGCGTGGTATTAAACTGTTCGGTAAATCATCCAATTATGGTGTGGAGTGACTCTGGAGAATTCCTACAGAAGAAACCGAAAGACCTTACTAATGATGACCGTATTCTCACTGAAGTTGGGTTCACTAGATTATTAGTAGCTGATTTTGACCAAAACAATGACGAGAATTATATCGATATCACAGTAGAGGATACTCATACTTTCTTTGCATCTGCCAGTAAAGAAAGTCAAATGGTATTAACACATAACTCGCAAGGTGGTGTTAGAAATGCATCGGCAACAGTATTTTACCCAATTTGGCATTATCAATTCGATGACCTGATTGTACTTAAAAACAATCAAGGAACTGAAGAAACTCGTGTTCGCCATATGGATTATGGTGTTGTATTATCAGCATTCTTTTGGAGACGTTTTAAGGATAAAGGAAACATTACTTTCTTTGATCCGAATGAAGTACCAGATTTATACGAAGCATTCTATCAAAATACCACAAAATTTGAAGAACTCTACGTAAAATACGAAAAACGTAAAGACTTACGTAAAAAAACAATGAGTGCTGAAGAAGTATTCAAAGGTGGTATTCTAAAAGAAAGAACTGATACCGGTAGAATCTACTTAGTGTTCATTGATAATGTAATGAAGCAAGGACCATTTGATCCAGAACATCACACAATATACCAATCAAATTTATGTTTAGAGATAAATTTGCCAACAGTTCCATTAAAATCATTAGATGATGAAGGAGAGTTTAAACTTAGTTTAGACGATGGTACTGAAGTATTAATTCCAGGGCAACACAAGGTTTTATTGTCTAACGGTGATATGAAGAAAGTTAGGGAATTGACAGAAGATGATGATATTACAGATTTATTATTATGAGCCAAGCATTTGTATATATTTGGAAGAATAAAGTATCCCTAAGATGGTACTTAGGGTCACGCACTAGAAAAAATTGTCACCCACATTATGGTTATATATGTTCTAGTAAAATTGTAAAACCATTGATTAAGAAAAATTATGATGAATGGGGGAGAACGATTTTAGCAATTGGTGAACCTATCGATATGGTTAATTTAGAAACAGAGCTTTTAACGCTTTTAGATGCCAAAAATGATATACGAAGTTATAACATGCATAATGGTGACGGTAAGTTTACAACATTAGGGATAAGTTTTATTTCTCACAATAAAGGAAAACCTAGTCCACGTAAAGGTATTCCAAACCTAGGTGTGTCTATCGCTAGAAAAGGAAAATCACCATATAATAAAGGAAAACCTAGTCCACGTAAAGGTATTCCAAACATTAAAACTAGTATTTCTCTTAAAGGAAGAAAACAACCAACAGTATGCAGAATTATAGATAGAAAAGAAATAAGTATATCAAATTTTAAAAAATGGCTTAAACACGAACAATCGCCTGAATTAAGATTAAAAAATAATATCAATATGTCTAATTCTAAAACAGGCAAGCCGATGAAAAAAGTAACATGCCCACATTGTAATAAAACAGGTGGGATCAGTAAAATGACTCAATATCATTTTGATAATTGTAAATTATATGGAAATAGAAATGAGAATAATTAAAAAAGAATGCACTAGAAAAGTTCCAAAAATAGCACTGTGTACCTTAGGTTCAATCAATTGGGGTAATTGCAGAAATCCAGAAGATATGCGTAGAGCTTGCCGTATCCTTCATCGTAGCCTGAACAATATCTTAGATTATCAAGACTTCTTGTCAATCCACTCTAAACTATCAAACGATGAAATTCGTCCTATTGGGATTGGCGTTACTAATTTAGCATACTGGGCTGCTAAACGCGGGTTGAAATACGGTGAGCCTGAAATGTTAGCCGAAGTTAAATCTTTTATGGAACACCAGGCATTCTACTTAACTGAATCTAGTGTTGAATTAGCAGAAGAACGTGGACCATGTTTAGATAGTGCAAAAACCCGATATGGTCAAGGTATATTCCCGTGGGAACTACGTGCAGAAGGTGTAAATGAATTAACCGATTTTACGCCAGAACTGCCTTGGGAACAATTACGTGAAAGAATGAAAGTTAGCGGTGTTCGTAATGCTACACAAATGGCAATTGCTCCTGTTGAATCTAGTTCGGTTGTTATTAATAGCACCAATGGTATTGAAATGCCAATGCAGTTAATTCAAACTAAAGAATCAAAAGCCGCATCATTAACACAAGTTGTTCCAGAATACCATAAACTGAAAAACAAATATCAGTTAATGTGGGAACAAACTGATTGCATCGGGTATTTAAAAACTGCAGCGGTATTAGCAGCATATGTTGACCAATCAATCAGTGTAAATTCATTTTATTCGCCTAAACACTTTCCAGATAGAAAAGTACCAGGAACATTAATTGCGAAGAATTTGATGTTAGGACATAAGTGGGGATTAAAAGGTTTTTATTACTCACTTATAGATAAAGCTGGTTCAAAATCAGAAGATGAAGTTGAATTACCAAGTGGTATCAATGAAGATGATGAAAGTTATTGCGAATCTTGCAAATTATAAAAGAAGGAAATAATGAAAATATTTAAAATAGAAACACATATCGATGGCGATCCATATAGCTCTAATACATTATTAAGTATTGGAAAAAATATCAAATTTAATATGGAACCATGGGGTTGGTATATCAGATTAGAGTCACCTTTTACGAAAACTGTGAATTATGTTGATGCACACGATTTCATTAAGAAAGAAGGACCATGTAGAAAAGTATTCTTAATTAGACGTGTTCCAGGTATTAAAAAATTGATAAAGGTAAATGCATGGATGCCAATATCGAACACTTAAAACAAAAATTAGAAACAGAAACCGATCCTCTAGTAAAATGGAGGATCGAAAAACAAATCGAATTACTAGAAGATGCATTAGTAATTTATCACGAAAGAAGATTACCAGACGAATAAGGACAAGGAATGTCAGAACAGCAATATAACTTAAAAACACAAACGGATTATTTAAATCGTAAAATGTTCCTTGACCCAGCAGGGCCAGTAACTATTCAACGGTTTGAAGAAACAAAATATAATAAAATAGCAAAATTTGAACAAACTCAACGGGGGTTTTACTGGATTCCAGAAGAAATTTCATTGAGTAAAGATGCAAATGATTTTAAAGATGCTAGTGATGCGGTTAAACATATATTCACTAGTAATTTGTTAAGACAAACTGCTTTAGATAGTTTGCAAGGAAGAGCACCGATTCAAATTTTTGGTCCAGTTTCTAGCTTACCAGAAGTAGAAGCACTTATGTCTATATGGTCTATGTTTGAAACAAATATTCATAGCCGTAGTTATAGTCATATCATTCGTAATATCTATAATGTACCAAAAGAAGTATTTAATACCATTCATGATACAAAAGAAATTATCGATATGGCATCGAGTGTTGGTAAATATTATAATAGATTACATGTATATAACTGTCTAACAGAAGTTAAAGATACTATCAGTTTCATCTATAATGAAGATACTCATATAGATCATATTTGGTTGGCTTTACATGCCAGTTATGCACTAGAAGCATTTAGGTTTATGGTTTCATTTGCCACCAGTTTAGCAATGGTTGAAAATAAACTATTCATCGGTAATGGCAATATCATTGCATTAATTTTACAAGACGAGTTGTTGCATAAAGATTGGACTGCTTACTTGATCAACCAAGTAGTTAAAGATGATCCAAGATTTGCGGCAGCCAAGGTAAGATTAGAACGTGAAGTATATGGGATTTATGAGTCAGTTATTAGAGAAGAAAAGGCGTGGGCTGATTACTTGTTTATGAAAGGACCAGTCATCGGGTTAAATGCCAATATTTTAAAAGATTTTGTTGATTATACCGCAGTTGGTGCACTAAAAGAAATTGGTATTAAGTATCAAGGCACTGCACCTAAAACTACACCGATCCCATGGTTTAATAAGCATAGCGACAGCAGTAAAAAACAAACCGCTTTGCAAGAGTCAGAAAGCACAAATTATATCATCGGAGCGATGAGTGATGAACTTGACTACGATGCACTACCAACCATATGAGGTAAATTATGAGTTATTTGTTAGAAAAAGCAAAGATTAATGCAGTTAAAAATGCATAAGTAATTGACAACAGTTGGAATATGGTGTATAATCATATTCCAATCAGTTGATAAGGATAATTATGAGAGATTTAATTAATATAGTTTCAGAAGGTATCACCGATAATTGGTTTAAAACCGGTGCATTTGAAACTTATAAAAAAGGCAATCCAGAACACTATGAAATTGCCGATAAACCTGGAACCATTGATACCTTAGAAAGTAATGGAAAACCACAACATTATAAAAAAGGATGGTATATTCTCACTGGACCGAAAGGTGAACAATATAGTATGCCTCCTGAAAAATTCAATGAATTGAAAGATGATAATGGTGATGGCACATGTGTTCCAAAGAAAATCATTAAAATTGCAAAGTTAGCCGATCATGATGGAGTTGTAGACACATCATGGGGTGAACCGTTGCATTATAAAGCAAAAGAAGATGTAATCGTTAGACATGGTGAGAATGATTACGGAGTTGTCAAAAAAGACATATTCCAACAAACATATAGTATAGGAAAATAAAATGGCACAAATTCAAGAAGAAGTAGTAGTAATTAAATTAAGCAAATTAATCAAAGGTGATGCAGTTGCACCATTAGTAGGCGACGAGTTCGAAGCAACAGTAGAATCAATTGTTCAAGAATTAGTTGGCAGTACTGTAATTGTAGAAGTCGAGAAAGCATAATATGACAGGGAAAGTTCCAGAAGATTATATTGTAAATGCAGAAGGATTTCTCACCAAACCATCAACTACCAATGTAGCTATTGTATGGTCCAAGGATCTGTGTACTTTCTGTGATCAAGCCAAAGCTTTGTTACGAATGAAAGGATATGAATACGAAGAAAGAAATATTTCAGGCGACAAGTGGTCTCGTGAAGATTTATTAGAAGCAGTTCCAACTGCAAGAGCAGTTCCACAAATTTTTGTTGATGGTAATTACATTGGCGGATTTACAGAATTAAGACAATACTTACAAGAGGCAGTATGATTATCGATAAAGGATTATCAATTGGTGAAGTAATCACCATTAAATTAACATCAGGTGAAGAAATCTTAGGAACATTGGTAGAAGAAAGATCTGATTATTTAAAAGTTTCAAAACCAAGAGCATTAACAAGTGCAGATGGTGGGATCGGAATGGTTCCATTTGTATTCACAGTTGATCCTAGTAGGGATTTGAAAATCTTTCGGTCCACTGTTGTTGTAGCAGAACCAACTGAAAAAGAATTTGCAAGTTCTTATACTAAAGCTACTACTAGTATTATTGTATGAGTTGTTGACAAACATCAACCATTATTTTATAATAAAGTCTCTTTCAATTTTTAGGAACCAATATGTCCAAGCAATTAGCATCATTACCAGTTGTATTCGTAACACCACTAAACCTTAATAAAGGCAAAAGTTCAGGTATTCAATATTCAGATAACGAATTCATTTTAGAAGCTGATAAGCGTTCTGAAAAAATCAATGAATTGTTTGCACAACTTGAAAACCATATAAATGACAACTCGTCTGTTCTTTTGTATAAAGAAGATGTAAAACGATTAGCTGATCAATTATCAGGTAAATCAAAAACATCTAAAGAAATCTTCGATACAATTAAACAGCGATTAAGAGCAAATTATCATGTTCTCAAATTGGCATTTGATCCAAGAACGTTGCAGTTCAACGGTATTAAGACTGCATTCATTGTACATAAAATGTAGTAGTTTTTACATTTCTATAGGTAAGGTAAATACTTTACATAGATTTGGAAAAATATGAAACTTCTAATAAAAACACCGTTTGAAATAGATGTAGAACTTGTTGATCAGATGCCTGATTATTTGAAAATAGCAAATAATTGGGTAACTGATCAATCAATAGAAGTAGATGAACAAGAGATGACTAAATTATTATCATATCTGAACTTTAGTTCATTCGACTTTAATCGTTCCAATATTACTAAAATTGATGAAATAACCCTATCGTGGGGTTGACAATTTAATTATATAGTAGTATAATTGTTGTACATTAAGTAGTAAATACTTAGTGATATATCATTTTTATACCGAAGCATTAGGGAAAATGATATATACAATACGTTTCGTAAAGAAACTGAGATAGTTGGATCATGAGTTATTTAATGATCCCGCGAGTCTTGGCCAATGAAGAAACCCGAAGGTCGGGAAGCCATACTCGCCTAAGCTATTACAAGTGACAGTTGAATAGCGGATGGAGAAAACGCCAGTGACATAAGGGTTAACAATCCTTGGCAGTTATCTCCCTTAATGTAATGTATCGCTATTAAAGGATACACCAAGTGAAAGGAGAAAAAATGAAAAATTCACTTATAATTCTAACTTTATTAGTTAGTCTAATGCCTTCACTTACTTCAGCAAAAGAGCATAAACATGTTCATCATGCAGTAGTAAAAAAGGCTGTTCAAAAACATGAAACACATTCTAACAAGAATGATAAAAAAGTAATATATAAAAAAACCAAACCAGTAAAAAGAAATAATATGGTAGGAATCGCATCATTTTATGGTTCTCAATTCCATGGTCGTAAAACTGCATCTGGTGAAGTATTCAACAAGAACGCAATGACAGCAGCACATAGAACTATCCCACTTCATAGTAAAGTGAAAGTTACTAATTTGAAGAACAACAAATCTGTGATTGTTAAAATCAATGACAGAGGCCCGTGGGTTAAAAATAGGATTATGGATTTGTCAAAAGGTGCAGCAAAAGCAATTGGAATCGATGGTATACAAAGAGTATCATTAGATGTCGTTGGGTAATAAATACATATACAACTAAATCACCTAATAAACGTTTATTAGGTGATAACTTATATAAGAAGGATATATGCAACTAGGTCGTATTACTGTAATAACCCCACCTGATAAAATTTTTAATCTAAGTGTAAGCTACCTTTTGGTAAGTCCATCGTTACACGTTAAACAACAATTCCAATCAATTTTAAGTAAAAGCATTGATGATCTTAATGTTTTCATTTATGAAAACGATGAGACCGATATTGATTGGTTGTTGAGTGTATCACATATGGTAGATGTTGTAATTATTGATATTGATAATTGTAATACTATTACACGAGAATTCGTTACTTTTTTATTAGCACAACCAAATGTTCACTACATTACTAATAATGAAATAACACCATACAATCTAATTTCTAAAAATAGGATTTTTAATTTAGATTGGATAGCAGATCAACTGCAAAATGAAATCGATGAGGATGAAGATGATAATCAACCAGAAGACTAGAACTGGCATTACAGTAAAAGAAAGCGATAATATTAATCAAGCGTTAAGAAAATTTAAAAAGAAAGTAGAAGAAAGTGGTAAGTTAGATGATTTACGTGCTAAAGAATCTTATGAAAAACCAACTACTACAAGAAAGAAAGCAAAAGGTGCAGCAAAATCTCGTCTAAAGAAAAAATTACAAAAAGAAGCACTACCAAAAAAACGTTGACATTCACAATCAACGATGCTATAATTAATTTACACAAGGAAGTAAATGAACATGATGTTCATTGATAGTTTACTATAATTTCATGCTTCCTTGATTTTATCATGGAAGATATATGTCAGTCGTAATTAAAACAGAATATAAAAATGGTGCTAAAAATATTAAGGAAAGCAGATCTGAAACCAATCAATCTAATTACATAGAAGATAGGCTAGTATGGGAATATATTGCCGCAAATCCGTGTAGTTCAATTTTTCCCAAGTTTAAAAAAACTAAAACTGGCAGAAATAGTAAAGATACTGATTATAACGAAATTGGTGATAAAATATCTAATTATATTGTTAGGGATTTGAGTCATATATACAATGTTGATGACATCACTAATGTTTCAAAAGAAATGATTTCTGAGATTGCACAATTGTTATTAATATCTGATCCAAGAATAACCATTCCATTTAGCAGAAATGCATGTAGACAAACAGTTGATGAGTTAACACAGTTTGCAACTTTACAAAAATATGTTAATAATACCTTTACATGGAATAAACCTGTAAATGGGTTATATACTCTATGCAACGGCGATATTATCATAGCCAATACAATAAAGAAAAAGAAAGATGTAAAAGAAGCAAATGCTCGCAGTATAGATTTTATTTGTAATGGAGGTGATATCACTATTCACGTTTTTGCGAAATATACAGAAGCAGCTGGGTCTTCTCAATCGCATCAAGTAAAAGAATCTAAAAATTTTATCAATGAAGCAATTGCGTATGTTAATAAACATAACACCGATAACATGCATTTTTATGTATTAATAGATGGTAAATGGGGTGAAAGCCATATCCCAGAGCTTAATACATTATGCCAACAATATGTAAATATAAATTGTGGAAATTGTGAATCACTGATTGATTTTGTTAACTCATTATAAGGACATATATGACAAAAAAGGTTGAACTAGGACAGTTTTTTACAAAAAAGGATTTATGGATTAAGTCAAATATTCAATTATTTATTGATTCTTTAAATTTTGTACAGATAGTTGACCCATTTGCCGGTGGCGGAGATTTACTTTCCCCATTTGCTGATAACTATGCAGTAAAAGGCTACGACATAGATCATTCATTTAACTGGCCTATTAACGATAGTTTAAAGAGTATCCCGCCACACCATACTGATTTATGCATTACTAATCCACCATATTTGGCCAAAGTGTCAGCAGCTAGAAACAAGTTAAATAATGTCAAGGAATACTTTGAACTATTTCCATCATGCGAAGATTTATATGTTATAGGGTTAAATCAATGTTTGAATAGTTTTGATTATGGGGTTGCTATAATCCCAGAAACATATCAGATAAGTTCAAATAAATCTAAGAGAATCCGTAGTATCAACATACTAGAAGAAAATCCATTTGAAGACACTGAACACCCAGTTATAGTTATTACATGGGGTCCTGAATTATCTGATGATTATGATATCTACAAAAATGATCAGTTGATCGGCTCATTTAAATCATTAAATAAATTTGCTTTGACTTCTTTAAACCTAGGTAAAAATTTAATCAAGTTTAATAATCATGATGGGAATTTCGGTGTTATCTGTTTTGATAGTACCAACGCTGATAGAATATGTTTCACTACACCGGACAAAATTACCAGTCCAGTTAAAGTTAGTAGTAGATCATCATCGAAAATATTAATTAATACACCAGTAGATATAAACATGTTAATCGATGATTGTAATATCTTATTAGAATATTATAGAACCAATACACATGATGTTTTTTTAGCACCATTTAAAGGAAATACAAAATCCGGGGTTAGGAGACGGCGATTAGATTTTGAAACTGCTAGATATATAATTGAACATGCACTGTGTAAGCAAAATCCAGGATTATTAGAAGAAGTCTTGAAAGCAGAGCAAGATAAAAAAGATAAAGCTTTAAAGAAAGAGCAAGATAAAAAAGATAAAGCTTTAAAGAAAACTAGACATTCTAGTTGACATTATAGAATCCCCATGGTATAATTCAATCTTTAAATCATGGGATTTTTTATGGAAGAACAACATAGAGAAATACTTAGTATTACTCAAGAAGAATGTGCCGAAGTTATTCAGGCAATATCCAAAATTTTCAGGTTTGGGTTAGATACCGAATGGAAAGGTGAAACAAATCGTCAACATCTTGAAGAAGAAATTGGAGATTTACAAGCAATGATTTATCTTCTAGCTTGTAATAATATCATAAGTAAAGAAGGTATTGAAATATCTGCTGAAAATAAATTAAAAAAATTAAAGGAATGGTCTCACATTTCTTTAGAAGATGATAAATAATTACGTTAAACGCCATATGGGTTTAACATAGGCATAGTGCCAAATTATAACTCGCTTAATAAAGGAGAACATTATGAGTAAAAATACAGTAATCGGTATCGATTTAGGTACCACAAATTCTTGCGTAGCTATTTTAGAGAATGGCTCAACAAAAGTAATCGAAAATTCAGAGGGTACACGCACTACCCCATCAATCATTGCATATACTGATGCAGAAGTATTAGTAGGTGCAGCCGCTAAACGGCAATCTGTTACAAATCCAAAAAATACAATCTACGCTGCGAAACGTCTTATCGGTCGTAAATTTGACGAAGATGCAGTTCAAAAAGATATCGACCTGATGCCATATTCAATTATTAAAGCTGAAAATGGTGATGCATGGGTTGAAGCAAATGGTGACAAATTAGCACCCCCACAAATTTCAGCAGAAGTTTTACGTAAAATGAAAAAAACTGCTGAAGACTACTTAGGATATGAAGTATCACAAGCTGTTATCACTGTTCCTGCTTATTTCAATGACTCACAACGTCAAGCAACTAAAGATGCTGGTCGTATCGCTGGACTTGAAGTTCTTCGTATTATCAATGAACCAACTGCTGCTGCACTTGCATACGGTGTTGATAAAGCTGACAGCAAGGATCGTAAAGTTGCTGTATATGATCTAGGTGGTGGTACATTTGATATTTCAATCATCGAAATCGCTAACATTGATGGCGAAAAACAAATCGAAGTATTATCAACAAATGGTGATACATTTTTAGGTGGTGAAGATTTCGACCAACGTTTAATGGATCACCTAGTAAGTGAATTCGAAAAAGACACCGGCGTGAATCTAAAAAATGATACCATGGCTTTACAACGCTTGAAAGAAGCAGCAGAAAAAGCTAAAATCGAGTTATCATCATCTGAACAAACAGATGTCAATTTACCATATATCACCGCTGATGCAACTGGTCCAAAACACCTAAACGTAAAATTAACTCGGGCTAAATTCGAAGCATTAGTAGATGACTTGATCGAACGTAGTATTGCACCATGTAAAGTTGCAATTAAAGATGCTAAAGTCGATTTATCTGAAATTGATGAAGTTATCTTAGTCGGTGGGCAAACCCGTATGCCAAAAGTCCAAGAAGCAGTTGAAAAATTGTTTGGCAAGGCACCACGTAAAGATGTTAATCCAGACGAAGCAGTGGCTGCTGGTGCAGCGGTTCAAGGTGCAGTTTTATCAGGCGACAAAACTGATATCTTGTTATTAGACGTAACACCATTGTCATTGGGTATCGAAACCATGGGTGGTGTGATGACTAAATTGATTCAGAAAAATACCACAATCCCTACGAAAGCGAGTCAAACATTCTCAACCGCTGAGGATAATCAACCCGCAGTAACAATCAAGGTGGGACAAGGTGAACGTGAACTGTATGCTTATAATAAACAATTGGGTGAATTCAACTTAGACGGTATTGAACCAGCTCGACGTGGTACTCCACAAATCGAAGTAACATTCGATATCGATGCCAATGGTATCATGCATATTTCAGCACAAGATAAATCAACAGGTAAGAAAAATAATATTACCATTAAATCTGATTCAGGTTTAACTGAAGAAGAAATTCAACGTATGGTAAAAGATGCTGAAGAAAATGCTGAAGCAGATAAAAAACAAAAAGAGTTGATCGAAGCTCGTAATCAAGCTGAATCACAACGTCATACCTTACAGAAAGACTTTGATGAAGTAAAAGATCAATTATCAGATGAAGAAAAATCTGCTTTTGAAACTGCAGTTCAATATATTGACGATGTTTCAAAGGGCGATGATATTGAAAAAATCAATGAATCAGTCCAGAAATTATTTGAAGCAGCAAGTCCAGTTTTCATGAAAAAACAGGCAGCCGATCAACCATCTGAATCATCACCATCTAATGATGAAGACGTTGTACAAGCTGAGTTTAAAGAAGTTTGATTTATTTAAAGTAGTATGTTATAATAACAATCGTGAAATGCCTACAATGGGTTCACGATTGTTCTTGCTTATATAAGGAGATATAAAATGGCAACAATTAGAACAATTGGTACAGCAACATTAGCAAATTTAAATAGAGCATTGGTGGGATTTGATCGGATGCTTAACAACAAAGTTAGTACAACACAATCCAATTATCCACCACATAATATTTTAAAATACAATGAAACTAATTACAGTATCGAATTAGCCGTAGCAGGATTTAGTAAAGAAGAAATTCATGTCGAAGTTGACCAAAATATTCTTACTATCACAGGTGAACATATCGATACCAATGATTCATCAGACTGGGAATATTTACATCGTGGATTGGCTTCACGAAACTTTTTAGTGCAATTTCCATTAGCTGAATATATCGAGGTTATTGGTGCAGAGGTTAAAGATGGGTTGTTACGAATCGAATTAGAATATGTTGTACCAGAGGCATTAAAACCTCGCCAAATTGAAATTAAATAATCACTTACACAGGAAATCCATTATGTCAACAGACGTTAAAATTGAAGAAAAAGTAAAAATCCGCGTAGAAGAACCAAAACGTTGGAAAGTCATCGTGCTAAATGATGACCATACACCAATTGATTTCGTAATCATGATGCTCGTAGATGTATTCAGACATTCAGAATCAACTGCTTATGATGTTACTATGCAAGTGCATGAAACTGGTTCAGGTATCGCAGGTGTATATGATTTTGAAATCGCTGAAATTAAAGCCGTTGATGCTACTAAACTAGCCAGAGAAAATGGGTTTCCACTCCAGATAAAAATTGAATGTGAAGATTAATGTTTTAATTTACACTTATCACCATGATATCTTGCATAATTTGCTGGGTCCATAGTTTTATCACAATATACACAAGTTTTCATTAATCTAATATCAGTATTCCCAGATAATTTACAATTTTTACCATGATAACGATTGTAAGTTAAAAGAGAATACTGATTTTTACAATATTCGCATTCTTTTTTACGGAGTTTTGCTTTATCGGATATTTTCTGCTTGGATTCTTCTGTTAATTTTGCACCTAATCTAGGAGTTTTTCCAGCATTTTTACCTTTTAATGAAGCAGAACGTTTTTCCCTAATCTTATTTGCTTTTTCTATCCCGTGTATTTCATTTAATAGTATACCAGCTCTAGATTTGGACATTTTTGCTTTACTTTCATCACTATGCTTTTTACCTAGGTTAGCTTCTCTTAATTTTTGTTTTGTTTCATCAGTCATTTTTCTATTTTTAACAACATTGATATAATCTTCTCTAATTTTTTGATAAATCCGTGATGTTGTTTTATGTCTTACTTGATATCTGTTAGATGTGCAAACCATTCTCCAAGAAGCATATATCATCTTAACCCGTTCTTTATTAGAAGTCATTTTAACTAATAATAAATGGCATAAAAAATGCTCACGGGCAGTAAGAATTGCTATATTACTGTCATCATTAGACCCTCCAACACTTCTTGGTATAATGTGATGTCTTTCTGTATATACATTATTTGATAATTTACGAGTTTTTGAGGAATTAATAATTTTATTATACCATATGGTATACTTATTTTCTATAAATATCATTGTTGATACTCCTTTACAGTATTAAAGTAGTTAGGAACGCCAATTCCGTGAACTACATCTTTATTTATATTTTTTCTTGACACTATTCCAGCACAGTGATATAATATATGATTATTATAAGGAAAAATATGTCATTACGTGAAATTACAAAAGATTTACATACGGAAGCAGAGAAAACTAACTTTGCAAAATTATTATTAACTGGTAAGATTTCAACTGAACTATATACTAATTACCTGTATCAGATGATTGCAGCATATGGACCAGTTGAATTTGGTTGCAAAGTGTTAGGATATTTTGATAACTTACCAGGCGTTGAAAGACTACCTGGAATTTATCAAGATTTTATCGAATTAAGAGATCCTAACACACATTATACATTTTTACCAGCAACACTGGCATATAACAATTATGTGTTAGGATTATTAAATGAACCATCAACTAAACATTTAATTAAAGCTCATCTTTATGTTCGTCATATGGGCGATTTATATGGTGGACAATATATCGCTAAAACAGTACCAGGTTCTGGTAAGTTTTACCAATTCGATGATGTTGAAGGGCTTAGAAATGCAATTCGTGAAGAACTTACTGATGATTTAGGTGATGAAGCAAGAGTTGCATTTAAATGGGCTATTAAAATTATGAAGGAATTACATGAATAAATTGTTGTGTACTCTTACAGATATACAACAGTTATTTTTAAATACTTTCCAGCAATCAGGTGAAGAAGTTTCTGATCCGATTGCTGGACAGTTTAACAACCCAGGTTGGTCTAATCAAACCTGGAGTTCTTCATTATATCGAAAAGCACATGTCAATATCATTGATGTGCTAGATGCCCGTGGATTGTGGATGATGCATTGTTGTATTTACCCGCATTATCACAATCCTGCTCCTATATTTGGGTTTGATGTATTTGCAGGTAAAAATAAAATAACTGGATGTTTTCATGATTTTAGTCCAGTAATAGCTAACCATTCATTGTCCGATTGGTTTAAAGAAGAATCAGAAAAACTAGAATGGAATAAGAAACGTGAACTACCAGATTGGGGTAAACGAATATTTTCAGATTCCATCATTGCAGCAGGCAATGTTCAATCAGATGAAGAATTAGATCAGATTTTAAATACGGTTTCATCAACGTTAACTGCATATATGGTATCCTTAATAGATACAAACCATACCATAGACGATATTTCAAGTAAACATCAATATTACATTGAAAATCAACGTCTTAACCCCCATAACCCACGAGTCCTAATGTCATTAGGCTTATCAGAAGAGCAATCTCATTTATACGTTAACCATTGCTTATTCCCAGTCAATTAACTACTAGTATTATAATAATACCCCTCTTTTTAAATAACTTAAGGGGGGGGATATTCATGAGAAAAATACTAGGTTTTTTATTTTTAATCGGGCCATATGTTGTACAATCTGCCGAGTTGCAGCATACATTCAATAGTCCAGCATTTAGTGGTGTTGGATATAGTTCACATGTATTAACGATTAATCAGCTAGAAACACAAGCAGCAGATAAAAATAAAGCAGCTGCTGATGCATTACAAGCAAAAGCGTTATCTGATGCACAAAATACCCCGCAAGCTAAATTCTTAGCTAATTTAGAATCTAGAATATACTCACAGTTGGCTAAACAATTAACTGACTCAATGTTTAGCGAAGGGACAACATGTACATCACCAGGTACGGTATGTGGAAATATGCCAGATCTTGGTGGGAATAATGTCACTTGGAGTTTAGGAGCAGGTTCTGATCAAGGATTGATAATTATCAATATTACTAATAATTCAAATCCTTTACAGACCACAACAATGAAAGTACCAGCTGGGACATTTTATTTCTAATTATGAAAAAAATTATTATACTGTCAATGATATTGTTGCAAGGGTGTGCTACAAGTAGTGCTATCAATAAATTAATTACTGGTGAACAATTTGATGATCCAGTTATTGAAAAAAGTTTATTTTTATATAAAGATGAAAATAAATTGGATCCGCCATCATCAGGACCTATTCCAATTGCAGTATATGGATTTACTGATAAAACTGGGCAACGTAAATCTATGCCAAATATAGCTAGTTTAAGTTCTGCAGTTACACAAGGGGCTGAAAATTACTTAATTAAAGCATTACAAGATGTAGGTGATGCGAGATGGTTTACTGTTGTTGAACGTGTCGGCCTAGAAAACTTGATTAAAGAACGGCAGATGATTCGACAAGCTCGTGAGCAATTTCAGGGCAAAGATGCACAACCATTACCAGCGATGTTATTTGCTGGAATATTGGCAGAAGGAGCGATTGTCGGGTATGATTCAAATACATTGACTGGTGGTGCAGGTGTAAGAATTTTTGGAATTGGTGGTGAAACACAATACCAAAGTGATACCGTAACTGTCAGTCTACGAACAGTTTCAGTAACATCCGGTGAGATTTTAACTTCGGTAACAGTGACCAAGACTGTCCTAAGTTATATGGATAAATTCGGTGTTTTAAGATTTATAGCTGCTGATACTAAAGCATTAGAGGCTGAAATAGGCGGTAGTATAAACGAGAGTATCAATAGAGCAACTAATAAAGCAGTCCAAGCAGCAGTTGTCGATACAATTCGTGAAGGGGCTCGTAAAGGGCATTGGGCGTTTAAACAATAAAGGAGCATATTGAAATGAAACAATTATTGAATTATTTATTAATATCATCAGTGATATTGTTTTCTAATTTAACCATGGCTGTTGGAACTGCTACCGGTCCTAACAGTGTCTTCATAGAACAAATAGGAAATTCAAATACTATTACAATAGAACAAGTAGGTGGAACCAATACAGTCGGTGGTATTTCTGGTACTATCACAACGGATCAAACCACTAACATAACTACTAATACACCAGATCCAGCCAGTGCATCAAATTATGCAACTATTAATGGTAGTAATAATATTTTATCAATGACACATCATGGTAATAATAACTGGGCGCAATATAGTATTAAAGGTGGGAACAATAAATATACTAACACCATATCTGGTAATGATAATAAAAATAGATTAGTTATTGGTGATACAAATTCCACAGATAATCAACATGTTGAAGTAACTGAAACTATCACCGGCAATACTAACATCGTGATGCAAAATATAATTGGAAACTATATTACTAGTACACTCACCATTACCGGAGGAACCAACCAAGTTACTGAAAATTTATCTAGTACAAATGGTACTTCTCTCTTAAGCATTACAGGTAATAATAACTTATTAAATGTTGAACAAAGTGATGTAGCCGGTGCAACTGGACATTATTTAAAAGAAGTCATCGCTGGTAATTATAATGCGATTACTACCCAACAACAAGGGTCAAATGATACTACAATTGATTTGAAAACAACTGGTGATAACAATACCATTACAGTTAGATCAAGTTCAAGCACAATAGTGAATGCACAATCCGCAATTGCAAGATAATTATGCCAATTATTGCAGTAATACTTTGTTTATTATCTGTTAATGTTTCAGCCGGAATAGGTACAGTTGCCGATGTATCTAGTACCAATTGTAAAATAGAACGAAATAAACAAAATTTACCAGGTGATAAAGGTGCTGCAATTGAAAGTATGGATATTTATATAACTGGTGGTTGTATTAGCAACATAATTTTTAAAGATGATACAAAAGTAAAGATAACAGAAAATAGTCGTCTATTAATAGACGACTTTGTATTCGACCCAAAATCAAGTGATGCAGGTAAATTAGCACTCAAGGTAGGTATGGGTACTGTTAGGTATGCATCTGGTCAAATAGCTAAAAATAATCCACAACAAGTGAATATAAAAACACCAACTGCTGCTATTGCAGTTAGAGGCACTGATTTTACAATGACGGTTGATGAATCTGGACAGAGTTTAATTGTTCTAGTACCAAGTTGTAAAGATGAAAAAGACATTAAAAAGTATGAATTAGAAGAAAACAAATGCAAAGTTGGTAAAATTGATGTAGAAACCCTAGCAGGTAAAGTTTCATTAGAAGAAGCATTCCAAGCAACTTATGTTCAAAGTGCAACAATGAGTCCAACGCCACCTACATCAATTAATATTATTGAATCAAAAATATCCAACAACCTTATAATAGTGAAACCAGTAGAAGTACAACGAGTCATGAAAGAAGCTATGAAATCACCACGAGATAAAGAATTAGAAGAAATAGAAGCAGAGGCTACTAGAAGATTGGCCAGTCAAGTGGCAAAAAGTGGTGAAGAAATAGAACAAGCACGTATGTTAGCGATGTTATCAGCTGCAGGAAAATTGGGGTGTAATGCAGTTAATAACGTTTGTGTATTATGGGATAAAAACGGCAATGATGACCGAGATAAAGGAAAAGGTGTTGCATTTCGAGTAGCACCATTTGAGCATTATTCAGAAATAAAAACACAAGGATACAGCTCAAATACATCAATTAATATTACACAAAATAGCGTTGCCGCATCTACACTCATCGGCGATGGTAGCCCTGGTGGTAATATTGTGAATATAATTCAATCATCAGGAGTATTACAATTAAAATGAAATTTATTCTGTTGTTATTATTTTGTATAAACGTATATGCCGATGGAGTGGCTGGTTTAGATTATATTGTATATGCTGCCGGTGGCGCAACTCCATCCAGGAATACAAATGGCGCAATTTTATCGTCTGGTGTATCTACCTCATTAAATTATGACTGGGGAGGAGGAGTTGTTATGGGTTCGGGAAGAGCTGATGGTGTAATAATTCATTTCACTGGAAGTATTTTGTGGCCTGGTTCATCTGGTAGTAAAACCATAACTTTTTATGATCGAAGTGACGATGGATTTTATATGTCCATTGATAACACAGTTGTAATTAATAACTGGGTAGAACAGGGACCTAATAACTTTAATGGTTCTGGTACCATTACATTGACTGCTGGACAAGTTTATGCCATAGATGTATGGTGGTATGAAAACGGTGGTGGTGCGGTACTACAGTTAGATTGGAATATTGGTAATGGAATAGTCGTAGTACCATCTAACAACCTAGCTACTTCTTCAAGTTTTTTTGTACCAACATTGTGCTGTGGCGGTTCATCTGCTAATTTTAATGCAAATTCATTTAATGTTGCGAATGTTCAATCATTTATCAATAGAGCAACGTCCGATAGTCAAGTTTATATAGAACAACTTGGTAATTCTAATACTATAACAATAACTCAATCAGGGTCTAAAAACAATTATATAGAATATTATGGCAACGGTTCTAATAATACAATTTCAATAAGTGAAACATCAACGTCGAATGCTTCAGTAAATTATACGGAATTAAGTATTTTAGGAAATAATAATACTGCTTCACTATTACAACAGAATACCGGTGGTTCTAAAGGTATTTTCACACATGTAAACGGAAACAACAATACATTATCACTACAACAAAAAGATTCCGGCAATCAATATTTAGAACTCGATATAAGTGGTGATAATAAGCACATTGACACTTTACAACAAGGATCTGGTAATCATATGGGCAAGATTTCATTATCTGGTCAACCAACTGATTTAAGCTTATCTCAAAGTGGTAGTTCTCAACAATCATATTCAATTAATTTTAATTGTGCTACTACGGGTGGATGTCCCAAGATTACTATACAGCAAGGTCAATAACCGATAAATAATTGAAACATATTTAAGGTATTATGACCGTTTTAATTTTAACCAAACAAAGAAAAGAATTTGACTATGAAACCTCAAAACTTATACAAAGTTTTGCAGATAAGGATGTTCATATCAGAGTGTGCTACTTCAATAAATTCGATGTTATTCTAAATCATGGAATATTTTATGATGGGGAACGATTAGCTAGACCAAGAGCAGTATTAGTACGACTTGGTGCAGGAATATCACGTGCTGAATTATCTGTAATTAGATACTTTGAATTAGAAGGAATTCCGTGTTATAATGGTAGTGAAAGTATTAACTTAGTACAAGATAAATTCCAATCAAGTGAAATATTAGCGAATGCTGGCATCGCAGTTCCACATACCATGATAGTTAAATCTACCTCAAGATCAGATTTAGTTGAAAAAACTATCGGATTTCCATGTGTAGTAAAGGTAGTAGTTGGTAGCTTCGGCGAAGGTGTTTATCTTTGTAAAACTAAACAAGAATATATAAAATTTATTGAATTTGTAGATGCTGTACATAATGAAAAAACTCTTATTGCCCAAGAATATCTAGCACATAGACCCGGTGAAGATTTAAGAGTATTTGTAGTAGGTGGTAAAGTATTAGGTGCAATGAAACGAACTGCACCGGAAGATGACTTCAGAGCTAATATAACCAATGGTGGTACTGGTGAATCATTTCCCGTATCATCTGAAATTGAAGAAATAGCACTTAAAACGGCTGAAGTATTAAATCTTACGATTGCAGGGATTGATCTGCTTTTTGATGATCGAGGGTTTAGAGTATGTGAAGCTAATTCAAATCCAGGATTTAGTGGGTTTGACAAGTATTGCAATACCAATGTTGCTGATGCAATATCATCATTTATTATAGATAAAATATCATGATTAAAAAAATTCTTTTAAGTCCATGGACTGCATTATTAACGTTATTTTTAATTGTTGGTGTACGGGTATCCGATCCATCATTTATAGAAAGTATAAGATTACGATATTTTGATACGTTAATTACATCAAAGCCAACCACTGAAAATTCAATCTATACAATTAATATAGACGAGTCATCGTTAGACAAGTATGGTCAATGGCCATTCAAGAGAACCATCTATGCAGATATAATCCAAAACCTGTATGAGCATAATGCCGGATTAGTGGTATTCAATGTCCTAATGCCAGAAACTGATCGCCAAGGTGGTGATAAGGCATTCGCGAATGCCTTATCAAGTTATCCTGTTATTCTCCCTAATATCCCGGCTGATCTTTCTAAAAATACACCTAAAATCACAGGGTCAGTAGTATTAGGACCAGAATTTATTGATCGTGTCATTCAATATCCAGGTATTATTGCTAATATTCCAGTCATAGAAGAATCTGTAGCCGGGGTTGGTACAGTTAATACACTACCCGAAATTGATGGTGTTAATCGCAGGATGCCATTAGTAGTTTCAGTTGGTGATAAACTATATCCATCATTAAGTTTAGAAACAGTTGCGTTAGCATCGAGTGGTGATTCAACTTTTCAAGTAAAACTAAATGAATTTGGTGTTGAGAAAATGAGAATTCCAAAGTTCGGTCCAATTACGACTGATCCACTAGGTCGTGTTTGGATAGATTGGAGCCAATCGTCAACCAGTATAAGTTTATCTAATATACCTGATGATCTCAACGGTTCAATAGTTATCGTTGGCCCGACTGCTGCAGGTATCGGTAATCCTATTCCAACTGCAAAAGGTTCGGTATTCCCACATGAAGCACAAGCAGCAGTTATTGGTACTATAATGAATAACGTAGTAATACAACGTCCAGATTATGCAGATGGCGTTGAAATCTTATCTTTACTAGTCATCGGCATTCTGCTATTATTCTTAACTAGATGGATTTATGTTGGGTTAGGTGCCGTTGTTGTATTAACCGTTGGATCAGTGTTTGGTAGCCAATATGTGTTTAGCGAATACTTGTACTTGTTTGATATTACTGCATTTGTAAGTGGTATTATACTAGTTGCATTACATGCATATGGTGTGAAATTTGTAAGTGAGTTCTTACAAAAAATGCAGATTAAAAAACAATTTGGCTCATATGTTAACCCTACTATCGTAGAAAAATTACAAAAGAACCCAGAACTTATTAAACTAGGTGGAGAACGTAAAGAACTTTCAATTGTCATGACAGATTTACGTGGATTTACAACCCTAGGAGAATCGTTCGGTGATGATGTAGAAGGTCTTACACAAATCATGAATGATTATATGACTGCGTTGAGTGTACCAGTATTAAAGAATGACGGTACATTGATTAAATTCATCGGCGATGCAAGTTTACATGTTCACGGTGCGCCATTAGATGATCCTAATCATGCCGTAACTGCAGTTAAAACTGCTCAACAAATGATTAAAGCAATCGAAGATTTCAATATTGAACTTACTGCTAGTGGCCGTCCACCAGTTGGTATGGGGGCTGGGGTTAATACCGGTGAAACACTAATTGGTAATATTGGTTCTAAAGATAAATTTGGATACGATGTGTTAGGTGATTCAGTTAGCACTGCTGCTAGATTAGAAGGTCAAACTAAATCTTATGGTGTATTACTTATTATTGGACCTAATACAAATGCGTTAGTTAAAGATGAAATTTTTACATTAGAACTTGATAATATTGCAGTGAAAGGTAAAACAGTTGGATTACAAATTTATACACCACTGTTAACCGATAATGTAAATTTGGATTCATACGAAGAAGCAAGAACAAAACATAACTTCATGTTATTAGCATATCGTTCTCAACAGTTTGACCAAGCTATTAAAATGTCTAAAGAATTAATGAGTGAATTTGATGGCCAAATGGAACATAGCTACGAGTTATGGATTGAAAGATGTGAACAAATGAAAAAAACTAAATTACCACTTTCATGGGATGGAATTTACAGAGCTACAACCAAGTAGGATACATTATGAGAACCAGAAGAAGCTTTACCCCATTATCAATACTATGTTCAATATTCCTTTTATTAATAATTTTAGGTGTATCCATCATAAGCTTTGTAGAAATATGTATAATATACGTTTGGGATGCACTAGCAGCTAAATGTAAAACACATTTGAAAATATAACACTACACTTTATGGAACGCTGGTAGCGATTCAGCGTTCCAAAGGTAGTAGCTACCTATCGCCTTCGTAACAAAGTCACGGTCCTACGGCAATTCTTCTCTAAATACTTTTGTATCTGATCTAAATTTAGATTTTCTAATAATAGAAGTTAACATAACTACTTTATGTCCACCTGCTTCTACTATCTTAAACATAACATTGATATGTGTATCTGGGTCATTCATCACTGATTTAAATCCAATCGGCAATTTTGAAATTGCTTTACCCGCATTGACAAATAATTTGTCAAATAATTTAGCAACTTCATTAACGTCAATCGGTGGATTATTACGTTCGTCATTTATCCGTTGACCAAAATGTGTGCCAAAATCAACCTGTAAGCCAACTTTATTCCACTTTTCATTAACATATCTTACTAATTCATTTATAGCCATATCTGAGGTTTTATCAGAAATTACTTCACTCACTTTCATTATTCACAATTCCATCTACGCAATGCTTTATTGATTGGACTATCAGGGTCTCTCTTTGTTTCAGCACTGGCATTTGCTTTTTTCATTCCACCCATTCTTGCACAAAAACTTTTACGCCTGTTAGCATCTTTACTATCTTTCTTCAACTTACTAGGTTTTGTAGTAACCGCTGTTTGTAATTTTGAACCTGGATGTTCATTACGATATGTGCTAACTGCCTTTTTACTCATGCCGTCAGTTTTATCTTTTTTATTTACTTTTTGCCAATCTTCATTTATAAATTCACTTACTCTCATTACTGTCCCTATTAAGGTCTTCTACAATATTTATCCATTTTGTACGAAGATTAGTTGCTCTGTTTTTTGCTAATAATGATTTCATTTTAGAAATATAAGAATTAAATTCTTCATCATTCATTGAAGCATATTTTCTCCCCATTATTTCTTGTTGGTTTGTTTTCTTTCCTTTTTTGGCTATACTTATTTTAGCACCAAAATCATCAGCCTTTTTAATACCTTTACTTTTTTCACTCATCTTCTTTCTTGTTTCATCAGATATCACTCTACCTTTACCGGCTTCTCCAATTTTTCGTTTGGTGAGTTCAGAGTGCTTATACGTTTTTCCTATATGCCATCCTTCACCAGGGCAGTCGTTTGAAAATGTATCTTCTATACCGTTCGTCCAACATTTTCTTCCTTTTACATTAGTATTACCAAGTTGTGCCAATCTTGATTTCTCAACAGAAATCGGGCATCTCTTTCTTCCAGTATTATATTTTATTACTGCTTCTATTGCAGCTGCAGATGGTTTTCGACCTTTATTAGAAGCGGATATTTTATCTTTTGTTTCCTGAGAACATTTTTTACCTAATTTTAATTCTGACATATATTCAGACCAATTTATTTTTGCTTGTTCAAATTCTTCACCAGACTGTATTTTTCTATGCATGTCTAGTGTTCTTGCAGATGTCATATACCATAATGCACAAACCATTTTTGATCTATTTTTACCATCTGTCATTTCTAGTAATAATTTATGACAATTATAATGTTCTTCTGCTGTCAATAAAACTTTGTTCCATAATGATTTTTTATATTCTGGAAATATTGATTTTGGCAGTACGTGATGCTCTTCGTAATATTGATATAGAGGGTTTGTTTTTCTATATTTTTTACGAGGTTGTTGAATTGCATTTTCTATTATAGAATAATAGTGTTGTGTTGCTAAATTATCAGCAAACACACATTGATGTTGATAAATATTCATGTTGATACTCCTTGAAAGTATTAAAGTAGTTGGGAATCCCCATTCCGCGAACTACATTCTTATTTATCATTTTTTTGTTCACTTTCTCGCATTTGAAGAACTGTATTCAATTTTGCAGTAATTCGAAGGCAATCCGCATCAACTAGACGAATTTTATCAATTAGTGAAATTAATTCTTTATTTGCATCTACCAGTACCGGATTAATCTCATTTATTGTAAAATCCCAAACATATTTCACCATTTTCAACATATATCCTGCGGCAATTATTGGAAATCCATAACGATTTATAATATCTGCTATTTGTGTTATATCCATTTAATCTCTCCTACAATCATCTCTAACTGATCTCGCAATTCTGTCCAAATCAGGGCGTAATCCCAGTTTTGCAGAAACTGTAACATCAATTTTAATCAATTCATTAGATGTTATTCTTACTCTGTTCTCCAATGCAGTAACTATACTAGCAAATGTCCTAACAGATGTAATTACATCACCAAGTACAAATTTTAATGCAGTGAATATAAACGCACCTAACACACAACTACCAAGAATCGGGGTTATTGTATCAGAAAAAAATTTTATATATTCTGGGCTCATTTTGTAATTCCTTCTACTTTTTCTACGATTGAATCAACATTTTTATCAATCACATTATCAACCGCATTTTTAAATTTCTCACGGATTGATTTTTTAGGATTATCAGGCACTGGTTTAGTTGGTATCGGTTGTTTCACATCATGACTATTCATAACTGCAGCTACTTCATGATGTATTTTTTCTGGCAATGATTGAACATTCAATGCTTGTGAAATCAATTTATCAATCTCAATAATATCAACATTCATCTGTTTCACACGTCCATCCATTGATTTAATTAAAAATGTCATCTTCTTAATGGATTTTACAACAGACCCAAGTACTAACTGGATTGCTTGCATAACAAACCATCCACATACCACAGCTAATGCAATAGGAAACCCACATTGTTGCACAAGACTAAAAAAATCAAAATTTGGTATTCCTATATCCACAAACTTCTCCATTAATAGTAGTATTTATTCTTTTAGAAGTTCTTGACAACATCTGAAATTGAGGTATAATAGCCCCATCACTAACAAACGAGGTATTTACAATGGCTAGAAGCAGAAACAACTCATTAACCGGTAAACCAAGAATTAAACCACGTGTAAAAAGAAAATAGTTCTTGACATCTCATATAAATATGCTATAATAAGTAAATATTCTAACTTAAATCCGGTACATAGTACAAACGATTAGGAGTGGTACGCCATTATTGAACCATAGTTAGATATTTAATTTATCTATGTGAAAGTATAGAAGTCATAGAGTTCTATTTAGTAGCTCTACCTTAACAGGCTGAAGTCGCAAGGGTGTGCGGTATAGACAAAATTAAATACAGGTCACATATGATAACTATTTCAGTTTACACTTATCAAAGTGATATCGTTTCATGTTAGGACCTTTTCCAATTTTACCACAGTACGGGCAAGTATATTGAATTATAAAATTATGTGTTCCATCTTGTAATCTTTTTATAGATGATTTACGTTGTATTTCACCTCCTAATAAATTATGTGTTCCATCAATTAATCTCTGATGGGATGGATTACGGGCTCCTTGAAAATTATGTGTATTATTTTTAACTCTATTATTAGAAATATTCCGTTGAAAATTATTATTTAAAAAATTATGAGTTCCATTTAGTATTCTTGAGTACGTTGGGTTTTTGTCACCTTGAAAAATATGAGTGTTATTTTTAATCATATCTTGTTGAAATAACCGTGCAGATTCCGAGTCTATACCGTCACCGCCTTTAGTTGAGTTATACCCATTTACATATGAATCGTATTCATTAATAAAATATGTTTCCATTACATTTTTTGTGTATTCATACTCTGATGATTGATATATAATTTCCCATGCAAATGACTGCCAGCCGTACTTTTTTATGGCGTTATAAAATTTAGTAGAACCAGTTTTGAATCTATACCTATGTTCGGATTTACGTTTATTGAAATCCGTTGTGAATCCTATATATGTTTTATTATTAAATGTATTTGTAGATTTATAGATTGTATAAATATTCATGTTGATACTCCTTGAAAGTATTAAAGTAGTTGGGAATTCCCGTTCCGCGAACTACATCTTTATTTATCTTTTATTATTGACAAACAGTTTTTATGTGCTATAATACACATTAATTAAAGAATTCGTTGAAGATGTTGTAATAGTTTGGTAAGACGCGATGGGCAGAACATCGCCAGGTCCACCATAAAACATATTAGAGGTATCAGAGTGGGGCCATAGCCATAAACTTCCTGCCCCTTAAAAGGGAAGTGCTAATATGTTTTATAATGGGCCTGACTTAGATTCGATTGCTGGATAAAAGAACATTGGAGAATCGGTAGGCGATGACCGTAAATCAAGCATTTAAAGTAAATGCAAAAGCAAATACAAAATTTGAATTCTACACTGTAGATGGCATCTTTGATGCTATCGCTGCTTAATATCCAGCGAGTTCCGGGGGTGGCTCCTTGTTACAAAATCGCCTACCAAGGGGGTCACCCCTTGGTATCTCTTACTTCAATAACACACCATCCTTTACTTTTTCCTTTCTTAATTGGTTTTCCAATATGATTAACAAGTCGAAGTCTTGATGATACATTATTTTCTTCACAAAATTTATGCAATTTATCAACAATGTGTATATTCCCATCAGGATCTTTTAATATCCATTCTAATCTCGTCACTGCATTTGAAAGGTGTGTTTTTAATTGTGCATCACCACGTTTATACCCTGTGCGTGATTCAGCTTTTATTTTTGCTTGTGGTGTTTTACCTATTTCCCATCCATTTGGGATTTTATGTTTTGGCATATATGCTTTAACCAATGATATTGGGTCATGACACCATACAAACCCAACACTTGAAAATTTTATACCAGCTAATTGTAAATTATAATATGCATCATCATATACCACATTATATGTTTGATGATAATGTAATTCTCTTGTAGTTAACTTTTGGGGGTCGTCAACATATTCTAATATTTCTATTTCAAAATCAGAAATGTTGTCTTTTAACTCTTGCAATAATATTGGGTTCCTTGATGAACCCCAATATTTACCAGGAATATACCCCATTTTACTTCCTATATAATAACATGGGTATTCATTGTTGTTCGCTTTACGTCTATTTACAAGTTTATAAATTATGTTTATCATACTTTTATTTATTAGTTTTTATATACTTTGTAACCTTTAGAATGTTTTCAAGTATTAATTTATCCGATTGAACCGCAAAATCTCGCACTGGATGGCGTGATGTAAGGTGAATAATAAAGTAATACTTGACAGACAACGATCTGAATGATATACTATACCTAGTAGGGAGAAATCCCTACTATCTTTATAATTACGCGCTTGAAGCTGCTCGGTATAGCAAAAGCCTCTAAAACTTACGATAATGGGTTCGAATCCCATCAAGCGCACCAATAATACAGTTTATTATGAGAAACATCGAAAATAACGTTATGAAAACAGTAAAAATCAAAAGAGAAGAATTACTAGCAGTAGTTCGTGAAAACAAAGAAAAACACATTGCTGAATATATCGAATCTGTCGAAGATTTTAAAAAAGCAGTGGTAGTTATCACTAAAAATAACTTGAAACTGGTTAATACCGGTGAATTAGATAGCATTGCAAAAGTTAAAAACTTGCCAGCAGTTCCCAATTCGTATGAACAAAGCTATACCCGTGCTATCAGAATGCTCGAATTGAGTATCGAAGATGTTATCGAGTTAGATGACACTACTTTTAATCAATTAGTGTTGGATGAATGGAATTGGAAATCAAACTTCCAATTGTCTGGTTCATTATATAAATCTTTGATCTAATACCATGTTGTAGATTACAAGATTTTTTAAAAATTTAAAAAACTCCTTTTTTTACCCAAGTACTGTCTTGAGAAATCAAGATAGCTTGGGTTTTTTTATGCCAAAAATTAATCAAGGAAAAATTATGATAGAATTAGCGTGTGATGATTTATTATTTCATTTTAATAAAAAACATTTAGAAGATAGTAGTATACCGATGTGGATAATAACAACAAAGGGTACTTCTTATTACGTAGATCACGTAGAGTGTAATGTAAAATGGTCAACTCGTGAAAGACCCGATTCTAGTCATACAAAAGGATCTATAAAGATCAAAGATTGTTTGCTACTGATCGATGATAGCAATACTGCTATTATTACACAACTTACAGAACACGATAAAATTAGATTGAAAAATCGTGAAAAAGGTATTACTAGAATCATAACCGAATATGGTTCATTGCTTAGAGAAAGTTTACAGCAAACCAGTATTAAGCACGGTCCAATCAAGACTTATGGTGGTGGGTGTGGTACGTTATGGTTCATCACTGATATTTTAAAAGAATCACATTTAACTATGTTGCAGGTTCAAATGGGGGATAAAATCAGAGTATTAAAAGAAAATGAAGGATATTATAAGTACTATGATAATCCATCTGCATATGACGACAATGAAGAATTTGAGGATGACTACTAAATTAATAAATACATTAAATTTAAGGATTTACAATGCGTTTTAATGAATTTAAAGTAGAATTATCAGAAGAAAAATTAATCGAAGTGTCGATGTCTCCAACTAATTTAAAAAAATTAAGTAAACAAATCAATGCATATTGTGGTATTGAATTTGAACTATATGTACCCGATGTTGAGAATAGCGATGATTATGATTCCGATACTGAACCAGATTATGATTATGATGAAAGTTGTGATTCAATTGATCAAATTAGACGTTTTTTCTCATATGATGGCCATAACGATTATGAGATTGATAATGTAATCGATAGTCTAAATGACAAATTCCAAGAGTTTTATGATGGAAAATTATTTAAAAACTGGAAAGAAGTAGCAGATGAACAAGTCCGAGAATATATTATTGATTATGATTGGGACGAAGATGATGAATATGAAAAAGCATATGATGAATTAGAACTTGATAATGAACAACGTGCCGAAGTTGAAGCATATAGAAAAAGTTCAGCTCTTCGTTCTGTAGAAAAACCAAATCCTGATCAATCAGATTTATTTAGAGATACAGAACATCCACATTTACTACTTGATCAAGCAACCGAAATCGTTAACGACGCACTTGAAGATAAGATATCTTATAGTATTAGAAAAGAAGATAAAAATTATGACAGTGCTAGAGCTGAATGGTATGAATCTGCAGATTCATCAGAATTTGAATCGGATTTCTTACAATATATGGGCTTGCATGATATGACTGATGTAGAAAATGAATATGATCTTTATTGGCCGCATCGCATAGAACCAGATCTTAGTGGCAGAAATATGGAAGCATTAGCTTCTAGTTTTGAAAATGAAACTGGCCTCCGTGCAGTTGGCTGTAGCAGTTATCATGGGTGTCAACAGCACAAAGGTAATCTTTACGTAATTGAAAAGGACTCAAGCTTAACAGGTGCTGAACCAGGTGATTCAGGTGTAGAAATTGTTAGTAAAAAATTAACATTATCAGAAATGATTGATGATCTTCACACCGTCGTTGATTGGGCAAGGTCTAATGGTTGTTATACCGATCATAATTGTGGATTACATATGAATGTTAGTATTGAAGATTTTTCATTAGAAAACTTAGATTATGTAAAACTTGCATTATTTGTAGGTGATGAATATATACTAAACCAATTCCAACGTTCTTCTAATACATTTTGTAAAAGTGCTATTTCACAAATTGGTCTTAATATTAAAAATAATCCAGCTAATGCATATGGTGTTTTAATCGAATTACAAAAAAACCTTGCAAGTTTAGCAGGGAAAATCATTCATGGGTCGTACACAGACAAATTTGTAAGCTTGAACTTGCATTCAAACCGAGTTGAGTTTAGAGGCCCAGGTGATGATTGGTTGAATGATGATTTATCTAAACTAGAAAATACACTTTATCGGTTTGTGGTAGCATTGGATATCGCGTGTGATAGAAACAAGTATAAAGAAGAATATGCTAAACGATTATATAAATTAATCCAACCAAGTAGTGTTCAATATTATAATAAATCAGAACCAGAAAATGCTAAACAACCTACTAAATTCGCTGACCCAGGCACTTCTAAAAAAGGTTTGACACCGATGATTTCAACAAAAGATGCCAATGATGTTATCAATTTGTTTACTAGGTTCCAAGCAGGGATTGTTCCACTTAGTGCATTGAAATCATTCTTACTTAAAAATAAAGAAACTAGACAAGTTCCATCAAATGTGTCTAAACCACCTGCTGGTATTACAAAATGGACTGTTGTAGGTCCAAATGGGTCTGGAGAAGAAACAATTGATGCAGATACTCCAATTGCTGCTATCAATAAATATAGATCAAAATATAAATTAAACAGTGCTCAATACCCCAATAATATGTTTCATGTTTCACAAGCTGAATTTAGTCATCTAAATCAGTGGGAACCAGAAACACCTACATCATTACCACCACAAGAACCTCAATTTTAAAAAGTTCTAGACAAATGCCTGAGTAAGGAGTATAATAGTCAAATATTAAGGCTCAAACTCAGGCACAACTTAGGCAATACACTTCAGATAAAACCTGCACTGGTAAGGAAAAATAGTGCCCAGAGATACGGAATGTCCTTCGCGTAGATGGAAACAATTGTGCTGAAGCAATGACTCATTTGACTACCTACACCTCGTGTTGTAGATGATGATCGGATACGCCTTTGTAAAACCGATTTCGAATGTTTGAGCAATGGAAAAATAGGCTAAAGAAGGGATAAGAACCCTACGGACATTTGTGCGCTGATATGTATGAATGAACCCGCCGTCAGATAAAGACAGCACTTCGAGGTACCGGCTGACCGCCTCTGTAATAGTGTAATATCAGTGTGAAGTCAACTCAGTTGAAATTTTTATTTTTTGCCCCCTTTGTGGGGCAAAGTATGCTCGTAATCTAGTTGAATAGTATTTAAAAACAATTATTACTATTGATAATAAGAGAATAGTGAAGAGCGATAGCGATGAACAGGGGAACATGTTCCCCTCCTATGAATAAATACATTATGAGAATAAATGAATTGACTGGTTATAAAAACATTGGGCTTTATAAAAAAGCAAAGGAAATTATGGGTGGGGATATAAGGGATAAACCTTTATATGCATCATTGGATGAATGGCAGTTAATTATGCAGGATTATGGATTTAGACATCTCGGATCTGGATCATATGGATCTGCATATGAACATCCTTCATATCCTTGGGTGTTCAAGATATTCAAAAATGATAAATCATACTTTACTTTCTTCAATTATGCTAGACGTAATCAAAATAATCCTAATCTACCTAAAATAAAAGGTTCATATATCCGTATAGGAAATGATGCTTATGCAGTTAGACTAGAGAAATTACGAGAAGTTACTCGCGATGAATGGATTAAAATTGAAGAAATCATGGATAATATTCAAGAAATGGTATATAAAGTATCATATGATGGGGAGTGGACTCCAGAAGAAATTGCTTTAAAAAAACAGTTTCCAGGAATCTATGAAATAATCAGTGCTATGTGGAATGCTGATATATTTCAGAATTCACAACCAGATATACACAGTGGGAATATCATGATGCGTGGAAATGTTCCAGTTTTAATTGACCCGGTAGTAGATTAATGAAAATACATCAAATTTTAGAAAATAATTATAAACCAACTGCAGTAAATCTACATTTCGGTGGATTTACTGGTACTAAGATACCACAAGAATTACAACAGTTCGTTAAAAAACATATTAAGAAATCGAAAAATGGAAATTTATTCATTGCTGAATACCCAGATTCATGGTATGCTAATGTTTTTCAAGGTGATGGACCAGGTGATGGTATCTATAGCTTTAAAACATTTATGAAAGTGTTAAGTCCCTATTTTAGAGTACAAAAAACACTACCAGCTAGAACATGATAGATAAATAAAAATAATTATTGACAATTTTTAAAAAAAGTGCTAAAATATACACATATTAGATACTTTTTATAACAAGTAGCTAAATAAAAATACTATTACAAGAAATAAAATAGTTCTTGACATGAAAGATAAATAATAGTATAATACATCATATCAGTTGGGGTCAGCTGAATGAATAAAAGGAAAATTGATACAAATGGAAATGCAATCATTACATCAACAATTTAAACTACAATCAACCTTAAAAGGCGGCTCGATTGCGTCTGTATGGTGTGTATTTAGTTTAATTAATAATGATCGCACACCGGAGTATCGTGAGGGTTCTTTGAAGACATAATTTAATATTATAAGTTAATTTTTCAAAGAACCCTGAAAGTGAAAACTCTCAGGGTTTTTTAGTTTTAGACTCCTTAAAAAAAAGTAGTTGACACACAGAGATACACAACGTATAATTAGTATGGCTAAATTAATAAGAAATAAAGATTATAAAAGCAATTTTCAACGTATTCGTGAAAATATTTATAACAAGAAGATAAAAAAACTGGGTAAGAAACGGGTGATTTTAAATTCTATAAAACCTTTAATTAGAGATGATAAAACAAAACAGAATATTATCAATAATAAAGGAATACAGAATACGTTATATGAACATTTATGTAGAATAAGACAACAAATAGAAGATGAGAAAACTATTGTAAGGGAACAATCTTCAATTAAAGAAGGGTTTATATATTTAATATCAAATCCGATTTGGAATGGATGGATTAAAGCTGGAATGACTACTGATTATGAATCAAGAATCAGTACATATAATATCTATGATCCAACAAACTCATATTCTTATGTTGACATAAAATGGACATCTGACAGAAAATATGCAGAGAATCATTTGCTAAATGTTTTAAGTATTCATTCTAAAGAAAGAAAAGGTGAATGGTTTAAAATTTCAGTAGAAAAAGCAAAAGTTCTAATGCAAACAACAGTGTAAGAGATCACTGTATAATAAAAACTGGACCGCTGTGAATCAGTCGAGTACTCTTCAGACTGCCTAGTGCGACAAAGGGAAAAGTTATTTAAATCTAATAGCTTGGCTATTAGATAAGAGCATACTTAATTGGGGCAGCGAGCCTTTGCTTATCCCAAAGAGCGGTATCGTAAAGATATATGGACCGCCTGTGTATGGTGCTGTTAGATTTAATATTAAAACATACTAGATCAGCATTAAGAATTACGGTTCTTGACAAGTTAAAGTGAGTGTGTTTTAATATACACTCTCAATTCGGATACGAACCGTCTAAACACATAGTGGGAGAGTGTTATAAATTATGGAGAAGATGCTCTAATGGTAGGGCAAGCGGCTGTAACCCGCCCGTCTCTGACAAGTAGGTTCGATTCCTACCTTCTCCACCATTTTTTTAATTATCTCCGTGTAGCTCAGTTTGGTAGAGCGCTCGATTTGGGATCGAGAGGATTCGTAGGTTCAAATCCTACCACGGAGACCAATTTATATAAAAACACATTCACGGTAGGGATAATGAGCAACTGGACGCAGGGGCTATCCTAAAGTGTAGGCATACATACCGAAAGCTCAGAAACGAGTGTGTTTCTATATAAAAGTTTATATTCCCATAGTTTAACGGTAGAACATAACCCTTTCAAGGTTATAGCACGGGATCAACACCCGTTGGGAATGCCAATTAATGGGGCAAAAAAGATGAAATCCAGTTGTGGATTTTAACAGCAACCATAGCCCCGCCAATTTTTGAGGTAAAAAATGTTAGATATAACAATATCAGGATTATACGAAGCAAGTTTATGGGCACCAACCCATACTAAAGTCATTAGCATTGTTGATCCAACTACCAAAGTATTTGAATGTGATGTTCCACATCATGTAGAAAGATTTCATGATATTGAAGTACCATTAGAAGGATATCAACATCCTACTTTACAAAATATTGAAAATATTTTAGAATTCAGTAAAACATTTACTGATACTGATAAAGTTTTAATTCATTGTCATGCTGGTGTTAGTAGAAGTACAGCAATTGCTATTCTAGTACTAATACAACATGGCATGGGTATTAAAGAAGCGTTTGAGAAGGTTTATTCAATTCGTGATTGCATGAATCCTAATGTAATGATAATTAATTACGGTGATGAACTATTGGAATGCAATGGTGAATTGTCCGATTATTATAATAAATGGTCTGCTGATAACCGTATAGAATACGGACGATTTGGCGGACAAACATGGGATAGTAATACAGATGCTATGAAAAATATCTTGCAAATGTTCAAATAATACGTTATAATTTACACAGTTTTAGGATACATGCAGCAATTAAAAAACATTCTTGAAAAATGAAAAAGCGTATCCTGATAATTTTGCTACTGTGGCAGTGATGGTTCATGCACTGGACTGAAAATTCAGCTATACTGGTTCGATCCCAGTCGGTAGCACCAATTTTAACTTTACAATTTGGTAATTATGGAATATATTAACCCAGACAATCCAGAACTCACTATTAGCGTATCTGATACAACAATAGTTTTTATGAAGAATGGAAGATCGCATAACACCGATGGTCCAGCAATTATTAGATATGATGGCAGCAGAACTTGTTATTGCCAAGATGGGAAATATCATAATGAACATGGCCCTGCTGTTATTACTAATTTCACAGAAGAAGAATATTGGTTGCATGGTCAAAAGATCTATTTAAAAAGTAAATGGGAACAACAAGTACTTGAAGAACGAACTGTCTAATCAACAATTTTAGCCTCCTTAGTTTAATGGGAGAACACTAGTCTTACACACTGGTTGCGGTGGTTCGATTCCATCAGGAGGCACCAAACACAAAGGAAACTATTATGGACGAAGAAACCCGAAAGAAATTTTTTACAAAAACTGAAGATACCGGTAGACATGTTGTTTATTCATACCGAACTGGTAAAACCTACTATATTGAAGTTATCGGTGGTAATCACACTAAATGGGGTGATCTTAATCCGAGTACTGGTAAATTAGAAGGTAGTTATGGTAGTAAATATCGTGGTTCTATCGATTCTAATGATAGTTTGATTACAGAAACCAATGGATTTACTAATATCACGGAATTACAGCCTGGATACAGTCCATATGCTGAAATTGAACGCCGTGATGCACAATATCCAGATAAAATAATTGACAACGTATAAAAATGCTGTATAATTAACAGCATAAACAGTTTTAGGATACATTCAGCAAACAATTTACACTGAACTTTTAATTCAACTAGTAAAAACGTATCCTGTTATAACAACATAGGAAATAATTATGAAACGAAAGACAAAAACAGAAAAAGAAGGCAAGAAAATTTGGTGGGTGTAGCTCAGTAGGTAGTAGCAAGAATCTTTTAAATTCTAGGTCGATGGTTCGAATCCATTCACCCACACCAATACTAATATGTTAAAGCACTTGACTTTAATTGATAAATAAAATAGTATTGGAGATATACATGTTAAAGTGCAAATATTGCGGTAGAGAATGTAAAAATAAAAATTCATTAACACAACATGAAATAAGATGTAAAAGTAATCCAAATGGTATTATAGTTAAACCATCATATGGTATGTTGGGAAAGAAAGGTAAAAATCAATATATAAAAGCAAAAGAAACTGGAATTGAATATATTATCTCCGATGAACATCGAAAAAAGATGTCAATAATTAGTACAGGTAGAAAACATAGCGAAGAAACAAAACAGAAGATTTCTGAACATCGAAAAAAATATTTAGAATTAAACCCAGATAAAATACCATATGTTTTAAATCATTCGTCCAAAATTTCATATCCTGAACAATACTTTTTAGAATGTTTTGTCCATATTGTAAATAAAAAATTTCAGCATAATATTAACAGATATATAGTTGATTTTGCAAATATACAAGAAAAACTATACTTGGAAATAGACGGGGAACAGCATTACGTTGACACACGTATCGTTGCACACGATAATATTAGAACTCAAATTTTATCTGACCTGGGATGGACTGGCATTAGAATAAGATGGGCCGAATTTAAAAAATTATCAGATGAATCTAAAAAAGAAAAAATACAGGAATTAATAAATTTCATGAAATGGAATTAACAATCATATAATAAAGCATATTAGCGTCTGATCAGCGTTGTGTGGATCACAGTTTGAGCTCCGGGCTTGAATGAAGACGGTTCAATTCCGTGTAGTATGCTTTATTATATGATTTTATATTAAAGTGCATTAATCAGTCACCTTGACATCACTGGCCAGGAGGGTGTTGAGCTTGAGGGCAGGAGACAGGAGGATGTATAACATTCGTTTTCCCTTGTTTAATGCACTTTACTATATGATTTTATAATAAACTACACTATAAATGGTGGTAAGATACGTTCGATTCGTAACGGTACACTGGTGTGTTGAATGCGACGGCAACCGAAGGTTCGAATCCTTCCGTAGTGTAGTTTAATATAAGATTAGACTAATTAGGTGTGGCCGTGTCGGAATTGGTAGACGACCCTGATTGTGATTCAGGTTTTTATGGGTTCAAGTCCCATCGGTCACCCCTAATTAGTTTATATAATGGTAACGTAGCACAGTGGTAGTGCAGCTCCTTCATACGGAGTTGGTCGGTAGTTCAAATCTACCCGTTACCTCCAAACACACAGAGGAATATATGAGAGGATACTTTATAACAAATATGTACCTAAGTTCCATACAACATGGAATTCAAGCTGCACATTGCTTACAGGAAATCAACAATAATTTCCCTGGTAATGAAATACTTACAGTTTGGGCAGAGAACCATAAAACAATGTATGTGTTGAATGGCGGTACTAGTGAACAAATGCATGGTTTATTGTGGTTATTTAAACATTCTTCGAATAACTTGCCTTGGGCAACTTTTAATGAACCTAGTTTAGACAATGCACTAACTTGTATCGGTATCATTGTTCCAGATTATATTTACGATAGACCAGAAGATAATAAACCTTTTTCATTTGAACAAGAATTATCGTCATTGTTAAAATCTAAAAGATTTGCGAGGTAAGTATGGCAGGTAAAAGAACATCGGATATCGTTAAAAGAAATCTTGACTATGTAGAACAAGATATGCTAAAATTACAGCAACAATTAAGCGAAGCAACGGAAAAATATGAGGCTATGAAAATAGCATATCATCATGCATTAGCCTGTGAAAAAACTCCGTTTAAATAGAATTATACCCGATTAGCTCAGTTGGTTAGAGCGCACCCCTGATAAGGGTGAGGTAGGTGGTTCGAATCCACCATCGGGTACCAAACTCTAGAGCTGGGCAACCTTAATATTTTAAGCGGGTATAGCTCAGTGGTAGAGCTTCAAGTTGCCAACCTGAATGTCGTGAGTTCGAATCTCATTACCCGCTCCAATGTTTATGAGATGTGTATTGTAACAATTACATAGTAATGAACATATTAGACGAAGAGTTTAAAGATTTGGTTAAAGTCCAACATCATCCCCCAAATTAAATATTGACAACGTAGATATACTAGATAAGGAATTAAAATGAAGCATCGTTCATTATCATTAGAAAATGATAAAAAAATAGAAGTATTTGATGGATTATTTCCAATGGATTTTAGGAGTAAGGCATATGATTTTTGTAGAAACTCCTTATTCAGAATTGGATGGTCTGATACAAATCAACCTGATAAAAAAGCTAATGATTATTTTTTTCATTCTGTATTTTCTCAACAAGATATTGATAATATTGGTATTATGAAATATATTGAAAATACGGTTGTAAGTGAAATGATAGATGGTCTGACTATGTATCAATCAGTTGTCAATTGCTCAACCCCTAGTGATGTGAATTTTACACACATACATAATCAAAAAAAAGTATTATTGTATTATGTAAATTTAGATTGGCAAGATGGCTGGCACGGTGAAACTCAATTTTATACAGAAGATAATAAAGAAGTACAATTCACTTCACCGTATACGCCTGGAAGATTAATTGTTTTCGATGCAAATATTCCACATGCAATTAGACCACAATCAATTATTGGTCCACAACACCGTTTTACATTGGCAATTGTTTTTAACTAAAACATTGACAATGATTTAAAATGCTGTATAATACATAGCATAAACAGTTTTAGGATACCTACAGCAACAATAATACATTTGACAGCTAATCAAACCCGTAAAAATGTGTATCCTGTAATCTTAACTTAAATATAACATGACTGAATTTTCAATAACAACACAACAGTATGAAGAATTTAACGCTCATTTTACATGGATGTTAGTAAAAGTTCCAACCTATAGGTATGGGCAAGCATTTATAAATTATTTTTATCCTGATGCAGGAGAGTACTTGATAAGTACCAGTCATTTAGGTGGAAATCCTGGACATGCTCCAAATAATTCTGACATATTGTGGAATGAAAAATCATACAAGAAAGCAAAAAGTATGATAGAAGACTTTATAGAAATAATTTAAAGAATATTCGAGGGTAGTCACCAGCGAATACGACCAATAGGTTAGTTTCAGCAATTTTATTAAATCTTATTGTAAAAGAAAGTTCTGGGTTCGAATCCCAGCGTTAAGGTTGGTCACTTAATGTAGTTTAATTGGGAAAACTTAAAATGCTAACCTGTAATAACAATTGGGATATGGTGTAATGGTAACACAACTGGTTTTGATCCAGTCATCCATGGTTCGAATCCGTGTATCCCTGCCAATTTTTTAACTATTATCGGAATGATATAATGCTAGTAATTGAACAAGAAGTAAAAAAACCTTACAACTTAATCCCTGAGTATCCTAGATACACTGGTACTGACCTTATTGAAGCGGTAACAGTTTCAGTCGGAAATTATAGAAACTATAAATCCGAAACATTAAGAAATACACCACATCACTTAAAAACATTTGTTGAACAATACTTTGTTGATGCGGATAAACACTTTGAACGTGTATTGGATATTGTAATTCAAATTCCAAAATCATTCACTGCGGAAGTAACAGACTATAGTTCCATTAAACTGGTTCATAATGATATTTCTTACTTCTTGAACTTGCGAATTGACCTTGATTCCAAATCAATCGCTGAGTCAGAATTCGTTTTATCACTTGTAAAACGAACACGCTTTATGGAATCAGAAAAAGAACGATTATCTTAATTGTATAACAAAGGATGATTACAGCACTGTAATCCCGAAGCCGATAAGTGGGTATCTATAGGGGGTTCGAATCCCTCGGCTCCGCCAAGAACATATCATCCTGCAATTTTTAATTAACAAAGGTATAACATGAGAAAATTAGGTATTTTATTTACAGTTGCATTAATTGGGTTAACTGGTTGTGCTACAAACTCTGATATCGCTAAATTACAGCATGAAATCGATGTTGTAGAAGCTAATTCAAAGTTAACAAATGAAGAAATTCAAACATTGAAACATAACTGTAATCAGATGCAATCGGCTGCAAAAGAACAACACTTGAAATGTGTTGAACATTGTAAGACAATTGAGTCTAAATTAGACTCTAAATTGGACCGTATGTTCAAAAAATCACAGCTGAAGTAAAACAATTTTAGGATCTATACAGCATACAATTAGCATTCCAGGCCGGGAACGTAGGTTCGAATCCTACACTCTTAATTATAAGAGTTCTTCTAGTGGATAGGAAACCGTAAAAAGCAAATCCTGATAAAAAGAGAAAAAATATGGCTAATAATGAACCAAAACAAGTAATTGTAGTTAGAAAAGACCTTAATATGAGAAAAGGCAAAATTGCAGCTCAAGCAAGCCACGCATCATTAGGCGCTGTTCTTAACTACAGCGAGATATATTTAGATGCATCTATCGTTTATAACGATGGTTATCACAAATATGAATCTCAGGTAGGAAATTGTGCTGTAATCCAATTAAATAAACAACCTCTTAAAGAATGGTTAGAAGGTAGATTTACCAAAGTTTGTGTTTCAGTTGATAGTGAAGAAGAATTGCTTGACATTTACCAACAAGCCATTGATAATGGTGTAAATGTAAAATTAATTAAAGATGCAGGATTAACTGAATTCGGTGGAGTACCAACTTATACTTGTTTAGCGATTGGTCCAGATTATCCAGAACATATTGACCCAATAACTGGTCATTTAAAGTTATTGTAATGCCCTTGTAGTTTAATGGATAGAATACCTGGCTACGAACTAGATGATGGGGGTTCGATTCCCTCCGAGGGTGCCAATTTAAATAGCTGATATAGCTCAGTAGGTAGAGCACCACTTTGGTAAAGTGGAGGTCATCGGTTCGATCCCGATTATTAGCTCCAGAATATATTAATAATATGAAAGTTGTTAAACTGAATAAAACACATCATCTATACCACTATGGATATGTTGTAGCATTACGATTCAATAGCACATGGTCCAAAGGCGCACAAGAATGTAGATATACATTACAAGAAAAATATGGTATAAATGTCAGTATTTGGCATCATTATAGAGCAAGCCAATCTACTGGACCATACTGGATTGGATTGAAAGATGAAAAGATGCTAACTTTTTTATTATTAGCAGTAGATTTAACAGATAAATAGAATATTGCCCTCTTATCCCAATTTGGTAGAGGAGACGGTTTTAGATACCGTATAGTCTCAGTTCGAATCTGAGGGAGGGTACCAATTATTGAGGCAGGTCATAGACCTGCCTCCAAATTATGGAAGTGTGGCAGAGCATGGCCTATTGCATTAGTATTTCAAACTAATGCATATAAATAAACATATAAAGTTTATTTTGGAGACCACTATGCCAGCAAAAAAAGGATGCACACCTTGGAACAAAGGTAAAGAAACTGGATCAACTCAATATCTAGATTCTATTCGCTTAAAAGACGAAGATGTTTTTATAGAAAATTCAACATACGCTCGTCATAATTTAAAAAATAGAATTATCAAGAATAATATGATAGCATATAGATGTCAATGCTGTGACATTGGTCCTGAATGGCAAGGTAAACCTATGCCATTAATTCTTGACCATATAAATGGCGTGTCTAACGATAATAGAATTGAAAATTTACGTTTTGTATGTAGTAATTGTGATTCACAGTTAGATACTTACAAATCTAGAAATATTAAAAAGAAAAAAGGAAGTGTGGCAGAGCATGGTTTAATGCACCTGACTTGAAATCAGACGAAGGTTAATACCTTCCGTGAGTTCGAATCTCACCGCTTCCGCCAAACAATAGGAGCCCTTTGTGGCGGTTAAGCTCTTAACCTATTAAAATAAACAAGAGTGAGTTAGCCCGTTCCAGATAACTTTCAATAGGAAGATAGAGGTTTCATAGAGATTAAACTATCCTGGAATTTATTTTTTAGCCCGGTGATGAAATGGTATCATGATGGTCTCCAAAACCATTCTTGGGGGTTCAAATCCCTCCCGCGCTGCCAAATTTTAGCACTATTATAGTGCAAAAGATAAGTAGTATTATGTTAAAAATTTATGATAACACAGAAGATTTTACTACTTACATGGAATATGAAGAAATTGCTAGACAATTAGATAATATTAATGTATTATATGTCCATGTTCCAACCGATGAGAACATTATAGAACAAATAAAATATGATTATGATGTTCCTTACAATGATACTATTGTATTGGATAGATCAACTAACAACTATCAATCATTAAGAGAGCAGTTTAAAAAAGAGCATTATCATACTGATTATGAAATGCGTTTATTTACTCATGGTACTGCAAGGTTCTTTTTTAATGTATCTGATACTGTTTATGAACTTGATGTGGGACCAAATGATTTAATCAGTGTTCCTGCTAATGTAAAACATTGGTTCGATGCTGGTGAATATCCAAATATCAAGGCAGTAAGATTTTTTACTGAAAAAGATGGATGGGAAGCAAATTATACTTGACATATAATTTAATTAATGTATAATGTACACATATTAGTTAATAAGCTCTTTAACAATTTTAAAAGTTTTAGGATCCGTTCAGCATTCAATAATTGCATTGGGAGCCGCAGATCGTTGGTTCGAATCCAACATCCCCGAAAAACTACCTGGGATTAGCTTAGTCTGGTAAAGCAACGTAAAAAAGGATCCTGTTAAAATTAATCTTGACAAGATTAAAAAATCGTGTATAATATACACAAAGAATTAACGCAGCGTATATCAGTGGTAGATTGTTGGGCTCATAACCCAAAGGACGGATGTTCGAATCATCCCGCTGCCTCCAAGTTTTTAGGTTAGCTACAGCAAAATAAACAGTCGGTTCGATTCCGGTCGCTATACGTGATTAGCTTTAGGTAAGCAACTAACCTGCTAAAAATGATTAATGGCCGAGTGATGAAATTGGTAGTACATGAGGGATTTAAAATCCCTTGCTTTCGGGCGTGGCGGTTCGACTCCGCCCTCGGCTACCATGAATATAGGAAGGTTGCCAGAGTGGTTAATGGAGCGGTTTGCTAAACCGTCAACCTCGAAAGGGTTGCGTGAGTTCGAATCTCACATCTTCCGCCAAAATTTAGGATCTTTACAGCAACTTTCCTTTGGAAAATACAAACGACTCGTAATCGTAAGTTAGGTGGTTCAAATCCACCAAAAAGATCCTGTAAAGTTTTAGGATGCATTCAGCAAACTTTAAACGTCAATCTGAAAAATTGAAAATGTTAAAGGCATCCTGATAAAATATAAATAAAAGATAGTTTACAATAACATGCGGTGCGAGATTTAGATATTGTATAACAATATTTTGAATGATCGGTATCTTGGTACAACTCACTCTTGATACTAAACTACAAAACGAATAAATCCAAGAAGTATCTGCTCCATTTAACGCACAAGGTGTGCGGTCGGTCTGTTAAACCGTTCGAGCCTGGTTCGATTCCAGGAGATGGAGCAGATACTTTTTAAATCAATTTTTATCAGTTTTCTTGACACAATGTAGAATAACTGATATAATATTTAAATTGGGGCTATGGTATAGTTGATAACACAATGCCCTTGCAAGGCATAGTCTCCGGTTTGAACCCGGATAGCTCCACCAATTTTAACACACTGACTAGATAATTATTATGTTTGAAAATTTAGAAGAACCAACTGAATTTGATTATGAATTGATAAAAATAATTTATAGATTAATGACAATAGAAGAAAGAATTGAATTTTCAGAAAAGATTAAAAGTTCATTTAGTCAGAATGATTTAATCGCAACAAAAGAATTAGCCAAAACTATATTGGCAACAAAAATGTAAAGGATATACAATGGCAACAAGAAATGATGTAACTGGTGATATAATCCAGACTAAATGCACATCCAATGCATATCGTGATAATTGGGATGCAATTTTCAGTAAGAAAAAGGAAGTTGTTGAAGAAGTGTTAGATACATATAATGATGAAAGATTGGTATCTAAATTTGATAAAGAATTGCCAACAGTAGCATTTAATTCACATGGTGCTCATGCACAAGACAGAAATGTATTTCATGTGGAAGTAGGTGAATTACCAGTCGATGAAGCAATTAAATTTATCGAAGAAAATATAAAAACACTTGACAACAATAAAGAATGAGGGTAAGATGCATATAACGGAATTAGAACATATATTCAATGAACAAATTGAAAAAAACGATGAAATTACTTTTCTGTATACTAATTTAGATACTGACACAATTGACAGATTATCTGACATTGATTGTATTATTGATATGAAACAAACTAAGGCAGATGATCTTCTTGAAGAAGATTATAATAGATATCATACTGTACAACTTTACTGTAAACCGGAAGACTTGCTAGAGGTTTGTAAACATGCATTATATGATGTAGAATATGTTAAAACTATTGATAGTATTCCATTATTCATTGCTTCAGAACAAAAACGAAAGATACTCGGATTATAAAATCTTCTTTAAAAAAGATATTGACAACAATAATAAATAATAGTATAATAAGGACATCAAATGGCAACTATTAGTAAAGGAAACAGAAAAGCTAACCCTAATCAAACTAAAAATGGTAGAGTTAGAATTGGTAATTTTAGTTTAGCTAAATTACAAGAACTAGTTGAAAAAACTGTTAGACCACGTGATAAACGTAAATATCAAAATCGTATTAACATTCTTATTAAAAGAGGTGCCTAATGGCTGTAGAAGTAAAGAAATGCAATTGTAATCATGAATTTCAAGACAAAACATACGGAAAAGGTATGCGAGTAATGAACCTTGATTTCAAAAAAGTTAACGCCACTTGTACAGTGTGTGGCACTAAACACAAAGTTTAAAGAATAATGCCTCTATAGCTCAATTGGTAGAGCACCTGATTTGTAATCAGGGGGTTGTAGGTTCGATTCCTATTGGAGGCTCCAAGTTTTAGGATACATTCAGCAAATACAAAACTTTCAATTGGTGAAATAAAACGTATCCTGTTAAACATTGCGGTATTCGCCTAGTAGGTATGGCACTATCCTTCCAAGTTAGAATAAGACCGGTTCGAGCCCGGTATACCGCTCCAAATTTTAGGCTCAATTCAGCATATCATAATCTTATTGCAAACAAGAAAAAATGAGCCTGTTTTAAATACTTGACAACTATAATATTATCAAGTATACTACTAAAAATAACTGATGCTATTACATATAATAATAGCGATCATAGATCACATATAAATCTACGATAGTATCAGTTATAACAAGAATTATCGCGGGGTATATCAGTGGTAGATGGCTGGGCTCATAACCCAGAGGTCGTTGGTTCAAATCCAACTCCCGCTTCCAAATTTAGGGTCAGTTCAGCATTTTATATTAAGCCAAACTGGTGGAACGGTTCGATTCCGTCTAGAAGTATAATGGTTGTATGCCAGTATAATACAGTGACCCTGCTAATTTTTTAGGATACATTCAGCAAGTTTATATACCCTAGATGTCGTAGGTTCAAGTCCTACCATTTCAATAGAAATGTAGCTCAGTTGGGAGAGCGCCAGGCTAAAAACACGTATCCTGTTTTAATTCAATAATAAAGGAATTTATGACACAAGTATCAGCAAGACATATTTTAGTAGGAACTTTAGAAGAAGCACAGTCATTGGCAACACAGATTAGTGAAGGTGCAGATTTTGGTGTGTTAGCACAACAACACTCGAAATGTCCAAGTGGACAGAATGGTGGAAGTTTAGGTTCATTTGGTCGTGGACAGATGGTTCAACCATTTGAAGATGTATCATTTGGATTGCCAGTTGGCGGCCTAAGTGACCCAGTGCAAACACAATTTGGTTATCATCTAATTAATAGAACTGCCTAATATGAAAGCACACGTATTAGATGATCGCGTAGTAGTTAAGAAAAAAGAAGTAATTAATACTAATTCTTTTGGTATTGTAATTCCAGAAGATAAAAGTATAAAAACTTCAGAAGGTGAAGTTATTGCAGTTGGTGAAGGTAAGCAACTAGATAATGGAATTGTACGTGAAATGACTGTAAAAGTTGGCGACACTGTTATCTTTCCAAAAGGTGCAGGTGTTGAAGTAAAAATTGAAGATATCGAATGTATTGTTCTAAGAGAACCTGAAATCTTCGGTATTTTAGAATAAAGATTTAAGGTTAGCTACAGCATCCAAAACTTTTCACTTAAGAACGGACATCGGTTCAGGGACATGAAAAGCCCTAAGAAGATGGCTAACCTGTATAAAACAAGAGATGCATGAGAGCTGAACTGCCAGAGTGGTAATGGAATGGTCTGCAAAATCATGTTAGAGGAGTTCGATTCTCCTGTTCAGCTCTCATGCATCTTATCAAATAATTCTATCCTCAGTAATAATTCATCGAGTGAGATTTTAGATTTTTTATGTTTAGATTGGTTTAATTTATGTGGTACTATTTCACAATTAGCGGGATGACTTATAAGTATTGGATCAATATTATTGATAAAACCGTCATATACTGATAATAAATGATCTCTAGAACACCCAGACAAATTATTCCCTTTATTTGCTGCACTATACCACCCATACGTTAATATTAACTTTGATGAATAGTTAAACCACTGAGGATATTTAGAAATACTAAATGTAAATCTGCATTGATATGCATATTGTTTTCTGGTATCAGTTATAGATGGATGAATAGTTTTAATAGTTGGAGAGAACCAAACTTTATTGGAAATTTTACATTTACAAAGATATATTTTAGTAAATTGATTTTCGATAACTTTTTTTTCTTTTACCTTACGTTGTTTCGATTTAACGGTGATAACTTTTTTAGGACCTGGTTTAAATTTATTATAATCTTTTTTTAGATTATTATATTTTGCAGAGCACGAACTGTTGCAGAAATTATTAAATCGTTTGTTATATGGCAAACAACAATCACATTCTTTACAATGTGTTGGATCATTTGCATAGTTAATCCTGGCTGTATTATTTTTTATAATCGTGTTTTGTTTAACTTTGTTAACCGATAATGCTGCATACTGTTTGGTAGCTATATTACCATCAATAGTATGTAAACGAATAAAATGGGAATGAAATCCCTTGATAGATAGTTCTTTTTTGCATATGATGCAAGAACAAAATGTTGCCATAGTGTTTCCTCTAGTATAAATAATGTATTATGGGACAGCCTAGATACTCTAGACTAGGTTTCAAAATACTTCCAATATTTTTGATTACCATAACTATTTATCAAAAAGTTATTGACAAAGAAATAAAATTACTATATAATATATAAAGATTAGGAATAGATACAGCAACAATTTCGCGGCTAATACCCGCTTCAGAAACACTTCTTTGCTATTAGAAGTAAAACATATGGCATAATCTATTCCGCTAATATTTAGGCTAGATACAGCACTCCAATTTTTCATAATGGATGGACTGGCGAACATACTGCTAGTCGAACTGGAAGGAAGAGCCAGTATAAACCTTCAACAAACACTAGCCTGTTACTTTTTAGGATGGTTTCTGCATATTACAACCTATTCTCCGGTGATGTTTACATCAATCGGATATTTCTAGAAGAAATCTAGATAGCTTCTAACGCGAAAGATAGATATTGCCATTAGAAAATGAATGTTTGCTGATTAGACTAAATCAGATAGGGTTGTGGATCAAGTCCCCAAGTGGTAGATGACAACCAGAAAATAAAATACATCCTTCCGGCCATCCTGTTTAACTTGATAATTACTATGAAAACTATTACGATTACACTTGACCAAAATTCTTTGTTGATTGATAAATCATTTGAGGCTGGTTATGTTTCTTCATATTCTTATGTTAAAGAAGTATATAAAGGTAATAAATCTAAAATTAATGATGTGTATCAAATAACTTTTAACGATGACTCACATGCAACTTGGTTTTTATTAAATTTATGATCCCACAATATACTGAATTCGCAGTAGTAAGACCTAAGAGACCATATGAAATGATATTTATATTGAGATTGAATATGGATGATGAATATGAATTAGGGGCAGTCCTCAGAAATTCTACAGCAACGTATGCACATGAACCTCAAGAAACATGCGTATTTCCGTTGGATGATTATCGATACGGAATGACTGTTAATGGTCGTGATGAATATGTTCACCCAGATGATTACAATGAATATATTAAAGACATGGTTGCAATTTCAATAAAAAACTTGACAAACAAGTTAAATCTGCTATAATATACACTTATAGTTTAGTAAACAGCAAACAAAATTAACACACTAACCTGACATAGGAGATAACACAATGACTACATTCGTAGAAGCGTTGGAAAAATGGTACGGAGAAAACCCGTTGCAGGATCATATCATCGATATGATAGATTGGCAGCAACGGTATTGTTAATTCCAAAACCTTATTAAATATTTTTTCGAACTTTTCCTCGTCTCCATACAGTTTGGTCGTAGTTTATAAATTCAACTGGTTTAATACGTTTATTATTAATACCATCTGTAATGTAAATATCTCCAATCAAACTTTTACTTACATTATTTCTGTGTTCTATTGATGCAGGTATTCCTTTATTCCAAGTAGATTTTCCTTTAAGCCCTTGACTAATTTTTTGACGATGTTCGTCAGATAATTTTTGTCCTGTAAATAAATTACGATAATGCTGTTTCATTTCTTCAGTATGCGCTTTTCCATAAAACGGATTTTTATTTCCAGACAGATCTCTACGTTTAGCAGCAGCTCGAATATTTTCTAACCCTTTCTCTGATATTTTTCTTCCTTTTACAGCACCGGGGCCACCTTTCATATTTGCTGTATTAGATTTTGGTTTTCTTAACGCTTCTTTATGTGCTTCGCTTTTTGGAATGCCTTTTGTATTAGCCGAAAGTTGAATTCGAAGCATTTCATACATTTTCGATGAAACCGTATACCGTTTTGTAACTTGCCACACAGCATATGAAAGTTTTGATTTAGCCACACGATCGTCTACCATTCTTACTAACAGTAAATGACAGATAAAATGCTCTCTGGCAGTTAATTTTACGATATTATTTTTATCATTTGTTCCTCCTAAACAACGCGGAACAATATGATGTTTTTCAAAATAACAAGATTTATCTAATGATCGAGTCAATGCTCGTGAAATAATAGAATTATACCATATGGTATATTTGTTGTGTAAATACATTGCTGTAACTCCAGTTAGTTATAGAGTAGTTGGATATTCCCGTATCGCGAACTACACAAATATTTATTAAAATGTCTTGACACAACTGTTGAAATGTAATATAATGCATACGTAAATTAGTTACAGCAAACAATAAACACAAACTAACCTGATATAGGAAAAATACAATGACAACATTTATAGAAGCAGTAAATAACCAGGAATCTAGAACATCTAACGGGATGAAGGCATTAAAGAACACAGGAAACAATGTTGTTTCTTTTTTCTACAATGTAGGCGCAAGCCGTGGTAAAGACATTATTCCTGCTTTTACAGCAGCATATGTTGAAGATAAAGACTTGGCAATGCGTATTGCATTATGGGCACGTGATGCTCGTGGCGGTTCTGGCGAACGTAAAGTTTTCAGAGACATTTTAGCTCATTTAGAAACTGTTGATATCGATGCTGCAAAAGTATTATTATCTAAAGTACCTGAATTGGGCCGTTGGGATGACATTTTTGTGTTCAAAACTCAAGAAATGAAAACTGAAGCTTTCACAATGTTGAAAAATGCGTTGACTGATGGCAACGGTTTAGCTGCTAAATGGACACCTCGTAAAGGTCCAGTTGCAGTTGAATTCCGTAAATTTTTAGGTTGGAGTCCAAAACAATACCGTAAAACTTTAGTTTCTTTAACTTCCGTTGTTGAAACTCAAATGTGTGCGAATGATTGGGATAATATCAACTTCAATCATGTACCATCATTGGCAAGTTCGCGCTATAAAAAAGCATTTAACCGCCATACTCCAAAGTTTGCCGAATATGTTCAAGCTTTGGTAAAAGGTGAAGCTGGTGTGAAAGTAAATGCTGGTGCAGTATTCCCATACGATGTTCTTAAAGGTGTCGGTAGCTATGGATTCGATAGAACTGAAAAAGATCATATCGTTGCACAATGGGATGCTTTACCAAACTTTGTTGGTGATGCTAATATCTTACCATTGGTTGATGTTAGTGGCTCAATGTCCTGTCGTGCAGGTGGGCATACTTCTAAATCAGAGGTAACTTGCATGGATGTTGCAGTATCACTAGGTTTATACTTAGCTGATAAAAACACTGGTAAATTTAAAGATACTTTTATCACGTTTAATGAAAAACCAGAATTGTTGACTTTACGAGGCAACGTTGTAGAAAAAGCAACTCAAATGGTTAAATCTGCATGGGGTATGAGTACCAACTTACACGCTGCATTTGATTTAATTTTAGATGTAGCAACTAAGTTTGATGTTCCACAAGCTGAAATGCCAGAAATGTTGTTGATAATGAGCGACATGCAATTTAATTGCTGCAGCCATTACGATGATAGTGCAATTCAAATGATTGAACGCAAATATGCGGCAGCAGGTTACACTGTTCCACAAATTGTGTTCTGGAACATTAATTCATCTGACAATGTACCAGTTAAATCTGACAAATCAGGTGCAGCTATGGTTTCTGGCTTCAGCCCAGCTATTGTTAAAGCATTGCTTGCAGCAGACATGAGTGACTTCACACCAGAAGGTATCTGTCTTAAAACAATTATGGTTCCTAGATACGCTGTTTAACAATCTGGGGGCTTCGGCCCCCTTTTTCATTATAAATATCATGACATATATAGAACAAACACTTGACAAAATTAACGAGGTTTTATTAGAAAATGGTTGTGGATTATACCAACCTGATTTAATAGAAATTGGTAATATTATTTCCGATGTAATAGTCGGCGCGAATCTAGATTCATCATTGGCTGAAGAAGCTGTAAATTGGATCAACACACACAGAGAAGGTAAAAACAATGACATTACTAGCTAAAATTAAAACTGATTTATTTGCCTTACGAAAAGAAGGTACTGCAAAAACTGCAATTTCTCTATTAACTACTTTATATAGCGAAGCTGCCAATGTTGGGTTGAATGATGGGAAACGCGAATCAACTGATGCCGAAGTTTCTGCAGTTATTAAGAAATTCGATAAGAATTTAGACAAATGTATTACGGTTGGTACTGCTAAAGGTATTGATATTTCATTATATCAAACTGAAAAAGGCATTCTTGAAGTTTACATGCCAAAACAATTAACTGCTGCAGAAATTGAAGCATTTATTATTCCACATGTTCAAGAAGGTGGTAAGCCAGCTGCAATAAAGGCATTAAAAGCACAATATGCAGGGCAATACGATGGTAAATTAGCCGCTACTGTTGTTGATAACCTTATTTTATCTTGGGCAATAGAATGAAACACAAAATTAAAGAACTATGGTATTTTATACAATGGTTGTTTAAAGATACCAACTGGATTACAGTTTTATCAATAATCGTACTGGTTATAGGATGGTCATTAGCTTTCTTACCTAATGAGTATGCTTTCCCATTGGCAATATTTGTTGTTATATATGGAATTGGTATGTTTTTATATTTCATTGTATACAAAACGTTAGAATGCCAGTATCGTAGATATAAAAAAGAACAACAAGAACTGTTTGATAAAATTAAAAACAGTGAGTAGTTATCCAAACTATTTATTGACATTACCATCTTAATGATGTATAATTCAATTTTAATACATCGATGGTAGTGATATTATGCAAGGTTATAAAACAGAATTTACAGATACAAGTAAACCAGCTTATTGGAGAAACTTTGAAGCTTATCTAATGGCATCAACCAATGATTATTCTACATATGTAAGTCATATGTACTCTGAATTACAGAAGCACGATGGTATGCTAAATCCATATTATTGTTATAAATCAGGTGTCGATACATTACATTTTATGACTAAAGAAAAACACGATAAATTTATCAATAAATGGAGTAATTATGAGCATATTGAATAACTTGGATTCGTTTTATGAACGAGAACATGGCTATGTTTTCAACAAACAAGAGTTAGCTACGTTAATAAATGAACTCCGAAATAAAACTATTGACGAATGTTCAGATATATGTAATAATTTAGCAGATTTAACAACAACCTGCCCTACTGGTGATGAATTTAAACATGTTTATATCTTCGCTATGGACCGAATACGAGACTTAAAACAATGAATACATGGATAACATCCGATCTACACTTAATCAAATTTAAAAATGTTTGGTATATTTAGTAATAAAAACACAAAGGGATGGGTTCGAGATCATATCGTACCAAGAAAACTTGGATTTGAATTCAATATACCATACCAACTTTTACGCCATCCAGTAAATTTACAATTTATCTCACATTCCAAAAATATATCGAAGGGATTTAATGATAGAAAGTTGACAGATGAAGAAAAACAAAGTATAATACACACATTATATAAAAAGATTACCCAATTTAATGGTATTTGGGTAGAACATCAACATTGTTTATCACTCGTAATGAGTAAGGAGGTAGTCTGATGAAAGTTTTTATAACGTCAGACCTTTGACTACATTTTGATCACGCTAATATTTTGAAATTTAACCCTGACACCAGAAAATTCAATGATGCAAATCATATGAATGAAGAAATGGTTAGGATATGGAATGAAAATGTATCACCAGATGACTTAATTTATATCCTTGGTGATGTTGCATTCTGTAAACCATCAAAAGCAACAGCATATATTCAACGATTGAATGGTCGTAAAATCCTTATTGAAGGAAACCATGATAATAAATTAGTTGAAAATGCTGAATTTCGTAATTGCTTTGAGGCTATTCACAAATATCTTGAAATTAATCATAATGGTCATAAAATTTGTATGATGCATTATCCAATTTCAGAATGGAATCAATGTCATAGGGGGTCAGTGATGTTGCACGGTCATCTACATGGTAATCCTAGCGGATTGACTCATTGTAGAGTTCGTGATGTTGGGTTCGATGCAACTGGAAACGTGGTATCATTATTAGATGATATCGTAAAAGATGCATTAACCGGTGAAATTAGATTACATGGGTGGAAATAATGACTTTTTTAGTTAACCAAGATATAAAACACTTTGTAGAAAACAATCCAAATTTGGTTTCACGTAAAGAAACATCATATCCAGGAGTTTATGTATTGAAATACAAGAAAAAAGTCTTTTATGACAACTTATGGAATGAATATTTAGAAGAATGTCGTGGAACATTGGTTGATGACGATTACAACATTGTTTCACGTCCATTTACTAAGATTTATAACTATGGTATCGAAAAACGTGCTCCAATTTTAGATGATTCTGTCATAGTATCAGCATTTCGTAAAGTTAATGGCTTTATGGTTGCTATAACTTGGTACAATGATGATATCTTGGTATCAACTACTGGGTCAACTGATTCTGACTATGTAAAAATGGCATTGGAATTGATAGATCGTGAAGTGTACCGTGAAGTTTGTAAAAACTGGAAGGGATTTACCTTTATGTTTGAATGTGTGCATCCAAATGATCCACATATCATACCAGAAGAAGTTGGTATGCACCTTTTGGGTTATCGTGAAAATTACTGGAACAGTAAAATAATGGTTGAACCTGGTGAATTGTATTTGTTATCAAAACAGTTTCAATGCCACGAAGTAAAATTCCATCAACTAACTGTTGGAACACTGTTAAAAATCGTAAAATGTGTAAAACATGAAGGGTTTGTGTTTTATACAAGTGATGGAATTAGTGCTAAAATAAAATCACCATATTACTTGGTGAAAAAATTTGTAGCACGTAACCCAAATACCACTAAATTGTTGGCATCTAATGTAAAAGAAAAAGTTGATGAGGAGTATTATCCACTTATTGCCCATATTCAGGCCAATATCGATGAATTTACTGCATTAGATGAACAAGATAGGTTACAATGGGTTAGAAATTTTCTAGAAAAATAAAAATAGGACCTTCGGGTCCTATTTTTTTTGTTTATATATATCTCCTATTTTTTATAAATACACTATACAGATCTATTAAGATCACAGAAATATGGAGATAGCACATGTCGCTACGAATTAGAAGAGGAACAGAATCACAACGTCAAACAACTACCTTTGATCTTGGTGAAATTGCATATACTACGGATAGTAAAAAACTATTTGTGGGAGATGGTGTAACAGTTGGTGGTGTAAACGTATTAAAGACAACTGTGGGAGCTGGCCTTTCATGGAATGATTCAACCCAACAACTCGATATTAGTGGTACAAATTTATCAACATCTAATATTACAGAAGGAACCAACCTATATTTTACCACTGATAGAGCACAGGATGCCTCAGCATCATTATTAACCCATAATGTTGGTCATAGTAATATATCATTTACATATGATGACACCCTTAATAAAATACTTGCAACTGTATCATTGGGAGCCGGTGGTATAGAAGAATTAGTAGATGACCCAAGCCCATCATTAGGTGGTGATTTATCGTTAAATTCACACAATTTAACTGGAACTGGTAATATTAATATCAATGGTAATATTACTGCAAATACCTTGAATGGTAAATTGGGTTCTAATTTAGATTTAAATACAAAATCTATTTCAGGTACTGGTAATATTATTATCAATGGTAATATTACTGCAACTACCTTGAATGGTAAATTGGGTTCTAATTTAGATTTAAATACAAAATCTATTTCAGGTACTGGAAATATAGACATAACTGGTACAATAGTTTCTACTAGTATTGGTACTAGCTCGATTACGTTAAATGAATCTAACATATTTTCAGATGGGTTGACTATAAATTCAGGTGCAATTGACATGTTAACAGTACTTGGAATAACAAGAGGTACTGATATAGTTAACTCACCTAATATATCGTTATTATCAGCAAATGGTGATATTAATTCACCTAGTGCGTTATCACCCAATGATATCATAGGGTCTTTGTTATTTAATGCATATAAAGAAACTGAAGACTCCATTTATGTTACTACTTCAGGTATAATTTCTCAATTAGATAGTGACGCGGTGATGAGTACTATACACCCATCAACTACTATAACGGTAATGACGGGAAATAATACTGAAAATTATAACGAATTTACGTTTGATAGTAAAGGGGTGTTTAATGCACCGGTAATCAAAGCAACATCATACTCAACTGGTTCATTTCCAGCTAACCCAGAAAAGGGATGGATAATATTTAATAGTACAAGTAATCATTTCTATGGATACAATGGAACTGACTGGGTTGCATTTACCGGCCCTTAAACATATAAACCCCATCGATAAGATGGGGTCACCTAAAAATCTTGACATCATCATAAAATCATATATAATGTACCACATAGACTTAATTGGTGTTATACCTCTACTCAATTATAGGCACTGGATAACCCTTGGTGATTCAAATCCTCCCGTTTAGCCCATTTTACACACACACTTGAGAATAAATGAAACAATTACTAATTTTACTATTACTGTCATCGTCAGTACACGCGGCTGACTATGATGATCCATATGCAAAGTTTTCAACTAATAACAATTTTACTACTTCAAGCAAAATAGAATGGAAAACCTCGGATAATATCCAAGCAACTTGTGATAAGTTAAGAATCCAAGCAGTTGGAAAGCCATTTCCATATAAAGTCCTTGCATGTTCTCAGTGGCAACACAATTATATATTTCAAGACAGCTGTGTCATATATACATCCAAAAATACCAACATGCTAACAGTAGGCCATGAAGTTCGACATTGTTTTCAAGGAGAATACCATAAATGATAAGTACACCATCATGAATAAAAAACTAAACAGTAGCCTAGAACGTGGTTCATTTCGTAAAGAATGCAGACTAAAATCATTGGAACAAGAAGGTATCAATCCAGAAAATGATGATTATTTTAGTAGCTTACTTAATTTTGATCAACAAAAAAAAGATAGAGAACAAGATCCAGTCTGGCAAAAAAATAACATGGAATATGATCTGCGTTCAACTGCTTGGGTTATAGCAAAGGTTAAAGAATCAGAAAATTATGCTCAAAACTTATACGCTGCACTATGTAATAATCAATTTATACAACCAGAAAATACCTGGGATATACTAAAGGAAGAATATTGGTCTTGTAGTTGGCGATATGCTGGTGGTATAATAGCAGATATCAAAGAAGAAGGTGACTATATCGATTGGTATTGTACTGGTATCGGTGATAAAGATGGAGACAGAGAAGGATTTGTTGGCGAAGGTTTTGTTACTGATGAAATTAAAGCAGACTTAAAGAAAATAGGATGGGTAGTAATACCTAATAAAGATGACAACTACTTATAGCGTAGAAGATATATTTGAAGAAATACCAGGTGATTCTGATAATGTTTTAATGAACATACCAGAAGAAATTCGTGCAGAAATGGGTTGGCAACCAGGTGATACCTTAACAATTAAAGTGGAGAATGAAGGATTAATAATCCGAAAGAATGAGTAAAGAAGATATGATAGAAATGACCGGTATGGTCAATGATGTATTACCTGGTAATATGTTTAAAGTACAGGTAGAAAATACCGAACATGTTTTGGTATGTTATTTGGGTGGAAAACTTAAACAACATAAAATCAGGGTTATCCAAGGGGATAAAGTAAAGATCGAGGTTAGCCCATACGATCTTAACAAGGGAAGAGTAATTTACAGGTTATAAAAATGAAAATAACAGTAGTTAGTGATTTACATATGGAATTTAGTCCGATTACATTGACTAATAGCCAACAAGCAGATGTTTTAATTCTATCTGGCGACATATTGATGTCAGAATATTTACATGATTACCCTGCAGATTTTAATGGACATGCAAATAATTCAACTAGATATGAAACCGCTCTTGAATTTAGAAAATTCTTACAATCATGTTCAGATACTTTTAAAGATGTGATATATGTTGCTGGTAATCATGAATTCTACCAAGGTAAATTTCATGCAGGATTAGATTACTTGAAAGAAGAATGCTCACTATATCCAAATGTACATTTTTTAGAAAATTCATCTATTATTATTGATGATGTAATGTTCATTGGAGCAACATTATGGACAGATGCACATAAGGGTGATCCACTAACAATGTATCAACTTCCTTTCATGATGAATGATTATGCTCTTATAAAGAATGATCATAAAGGCTATAGAAAGTTGCAGATGGCTGACACCATCGATAGACATCATAAAAGCATGGATTATATCGAAATGATGGTTGAAAATGCACCTTCTGATAAAAAAATAGTAGTAGTAACTCATCATTCACCTAGCTATCTAAGTATAGTAGACAAATATGCAGATCAATATGAAATGAACGGTGGGTATCATAGTGATTTATCTAAGTTTATAATCGATAATCCAAAAATTGTTCTTTGGACTTTTGGACATACCCATGAGGTATTAGATTATAAAATAGGAACTACCCGGTTAGTATGTAATCCACGAGGATATGAAAGTGATAGATACAGTGAAAATACTGGCTGGAACCCAAATTTAATTATCGAGATTTAACATGACACAAGAAGCCCCACAAAAAGTAAGTGATATGCTAAGAATGACTGCTGAGAATTCATCAGAGTTTTTTAAACAGGTTGCAAATCACATTGAACAGCTTGAAGACACGATTATATGTCTTGAAGCTAAATTAGAGAAATACCAAGAATTAGAAAAAAAAGAAGACGACGATCACAAATAAAGTTGACAATGTGCAACTAATATAATATAATACACATAATTTTAACACACGAGGAAATAAAATGCCGTCATTAATCCCTATGGTCGTAGAACAAGAAGCACGTGGCGAACGTTCATATGACATTTACAGTCGTTTACTAAAAGATCGTATCGTAATGCTAGATACAGATGTGAATGAACATTCAGCAAGTATCCTTGTTGCTCAATTCTTATTCCTAGAAAGTCAAGGAAATGACGATATTCAATTCTATATCAATAGTCCAGGTGGTAGTGTTTCCGCTGGACTAGCTATTTACGATACAATGCAATTCATTAAACCGGATGTATCGACTATTATTATTGGTCAAGCATGTTCGATGGGTTCATTCTTAGCACAAGCCGGTGCTCCAGGTAAACGATTTGCATTACCTCAGTCACGTACAATGATCCATCGTGTTAGCTCAGGCACACCTGGTACTAGAGGTTCAGTACATGTTCAAGATTTACAATTCGAAGATGCCACTAGACATTTTAACGAATCGAAGTATTTAAATCAAAGACTAACAGAATTGTATGTACATCACAATACCGCAGGTAAGACATATGAAGAATTGTTTGAAACAATGAAATTTGACACATTCTTATCTGCACAAGAAGCAGTTGAATACGGTTTGTGTGATGAAATTATTACAAAGAGGGTATAACAATGTTTTTTGGATTAATTTGGCTTATATTTTGTTTTGTAGTAGCATATGGTGCTTCAAATAGAAACAGAAGTTTTTTCTGGTGGTTCTTGATCAGTGCAATTGTATCACCTCCACTTGCTGCTATCTTTTTATTAGTGTTAGGCGAATCGAGGGATTAATATGAGACACCCATGGACGGTAATTAACCGATTAGAATCAGACAATAGCCGATTGGTAAAAGAACGTATCATTAAAGAAGAGCTAACTTCCAACAATGATACTTTCTTTGAAGGATGCAAGTTGGCTCTTAGTGCTACCACTACATTTGGCCTTAAACAAATCGAGGAGAAAACCGATGAAGACGGACCTGGACTTGCTTGGGATGATTTTTTTAACCATGTTTCTACTTTTATTGATCGTTCATGTACTGGCAATCTTGCTAGAGACACCATAAAAGAGTTAATGGCCAAATCCACTAAAGAACAGTGGAATAATTGGTATCGTAGAATCTTGATTAAAGACCTACGATGTGGTACTAGTGTAAAAACTATTAATAAAGTAGTAAAGAAACATGCTGATTATGCTATTCCTGTTTTCAGTTGCCAGCTTGCCCATGATAGTGCTAACCACGAATCTAAGGTATCCGGGAAAAAACTACTGGAAGTTAAACTCGATGGAGTTAGGATTCTTACTGTGGTCTATCCGAGTGGTCGGGTTGACCAGTATAGCCGTAATGGTAAAGAGTTATTAAATTTTGAACAAGTTAAACAACAATTTTCATTTGTAGCTAAAACTCTTACAGAACCCACTGTGTTTGATGGGGAAATTATGAGTTCATCATTCCAAGATCTGATGACTCAGGTAAATCGTAAGGAAAATGTATCAACTAATGATGCAATCCTTTATCTATTTGATATGATTCCATTAGCAGATTTTGAAAAAGGTTCATACAAAGTTTCACAACATCAACGTTCAAATAATCTGAAATCTTGGTTTGAAGATAAGATTTTCCTACAACTGCTTAATGTGAGAGTGGTAAAACAAGAATTAGTTGATTTGGACACAACTGATGGCTATAACAGATATCTTGAAATCAATCAAACGGCAATTGATGGTGGATATGAAGGGATGCTAATAAAAGATCCCAACGCACCATATGTCTGTGATAGATCAGTTGCTTGGTTAAAACTTAAACCATTTATCGAAGTAACTTTACGAATAGTAAGCGTTGAAGAAGGAACAGGTAAGTATGAAGGAGTCACAGGTGCGCTGGTATGTAAAGGCATCGACGATGGCAGAGAAATCTTGGTTAACATTGGTAGTGGTTTCAGTGACCAGCTTCGATTTGATATATGGCAGTCCCGTAGCACAATTGTTGGTGAATTGGCTGAAATCCGTGCTGATGCAATAACTAAAAACAGAGACGGTACCTATAGCTTACGGTTTCCAAGATTCAAATGTTTTAGAGGTTTCACACCAGGTGAAAAACTTTAGTTTTTTACTAGGTAATTATAAATAATAATTGACAAACATGACACACTGATATATAATATTTACATCAACTACTAAACAGTTGTTGTAGCTCTATCTCCCGCGAGCTGGTTTAACGGGCGTTAAACCGAATTTAAAAGTCAATAAAACCTATTAGGAGGTATAAAATGGCTGCTATATCTGAAAACGTAAAAAGCGATGCATCTGCTGCACCGTTGTTAAATAAAGTAAACCTATGGGCTGGTATGATGCTCTATTTGGTATTCTATTCATTCATTCGTTGGTACGAAGGTGTTTATGGCTGGTCAGCTGGTCTTGACTCGTTTGCACCTGAATTTGAGAAATACTGGATGAACATGTTGTACATTGAAATCGTAGCTGAGGTATTATTATTTGCTGGTATCAATGGATACATTTGGAAAACAAGAGATCGTGCTATGATGTCCGGCCAATCATTGGCTCCAAGAGAAGAATTACACCGCCACTTCACTCACTGGACCTGGCTAGTCTGTTATGGATGGGCTATCTATTGGGGTGCTTCTTACTTCACAGAGCAAGACGGTACATGGCACCAAACTATCGTTCGTGATACTGACTTTACTCCAAGTCACATCATCGAGTTCTACTTGTCATACCCAATCTATATCATCACTGGTA